TTATATAATAATAAATCGATTTTAATATATTAAAAAATATATATTATTATATTAAAAATTATATATTATATTTTAACGACTAGCGCCTTACGCAATATGTCGCCCAAATAATAATTTATAAATATAAATAGAAACCTGGTAAATTCAAACGGAGTGACAAATTATATATGGGCCCTGAACAAGGAATCAATAAAAATTTTCGTCATTCCTAGTGAAACCTCGCGGCTCTATGGGCCACAAAAGGGGATTCACCCCTCCCCCCAACATTTCGGTTTTCGCGATAGAATTTTCGAATAAAATAAAAACCACCCACACCCGGCCTTTGGCAGTATGCCTTTACTAATTATTTTGTTGAAATATTTTGCAAAATTTTAACTTTTTCGTGACGTGCATTGCCCATTACTTGCTATATATAGTATATGGAAGCATCGAACAACGAACCACGTGCAACGCGTCCCGTACCCCATACGACGGACCCCACGACTCGCTCTTCACAACCTAACTCACTTGCATCGTTTCCCACGGTGTCTTCTCTTTCTCCTAAGCCTGAGGGGCAATGCCCCTCGGGCACTACCACACGCCCCAGTGTAGACGCCGACGGACATCGTCCCACGCGAGCTACCCATATCGTCACCGACGACGATGACTTTTCTTGCCCATCCGACGAATTACCCCCACCCTACCCAGTGCACGAAGAGGCTCCCTTAGCGGTTGCTCCGACTGCAGAGCAAAGACAAACGAACGTTGTCAAAGCGTTACAAGGAAAGATGGCTGATTTCATATCGGGGTCGTCGCAGAGGCATTATAGAACGATTGTCAGAGAATTGTCTGATAGGCAGATACCGTTGAACTTGTTGTCTGACGAGTCGAAAGCGAAAGGCTTAGCGCAGATGTTAGAGGAAGACGTGTGTTCGTTATCGGAGCTTGTTATATTGGGGCAATTTGCGAAAGCGATAGACGATAGTGACACGAGAGCGGCGGAATTCTTGCGAGATACGGCGGGCTACAAACCGCAGACCGACGTCACTGTGGAACATAAAACGCAGGGCTTGGCGTCACTGACGGACACGCAACTGTTGACGTTGCTGCAAGCATTGAACCCTGAGCAAAGCGACGAGGTAAGTAATGGATAAAACGACGGCCGCCGCGCTTAAAACGCTGGGTATCGATCAATGTGCATCGGTCGAGCAGATCAGAGAGGAGCTTGCCGTACGTGAAGCGCGGAAGTCCTATTATAAGTACGTCTTGTATTCGAACCAGGGTTTTATTGATACGGCGTTTCACAGGTTTCTGTGTAACAAAGTGCAAGAATTTCTGAACAAGAAAGGAAGCGCGGCGTTCGACGTACTACTTATATCGACCCCGCCGCAGCACGGTAAGTCGCGCAGCTTGACTGAGACGTTGCCGTCGTGGTACCTTGGGAATCATCCCGACAAGTCGGTAATTATTGCCGGCTACTCGGAGGACTTCGCGAAACGATTCGGAAGACGTAACCTGAGGAAGCTTGAAGATTACGGGCCGAGATTGTTTCCTGACTTCCACCCGGCCGAAGCGCCGTGGACGAATACTGAGTTCGAGTCTGCCGAGGGCGGGCGCTGCATCAGTCGTGGTATCTTGTCAGGTATTACTGGTAACCCGGCAGACCTGTTCATAATCGACGACCCGACGAAAAATATGCAAGAGGCGATGTCGGAGACGACGCGTGCTGCTATCTTAGATGAGTTCTACGCGTCGATATTGACACGTATCGCGCCGCACGGGAAGATTATCGTCATACAGACGCGGTGGCACGAGGACGATTTGTTTGGCCACATCAAGCGGACGTTCCCGAACGTGGAAGTACTGAACCTGCCGTGCGAGGCGGAAGAGAACGACCCGATGGGAAGACCGGTAGGAGCGCCGCTGTGCCCCGAGATTGGTAAAGGCGCCGCGTGGCTCAAAGATTACAAAACGACGTACGTTACCGAGAACGGCGAGCGTGCGTGGAACGCGTTGTTCCAAGGCAACCCGGTCCTTAACTCGGGTAACATCTTTCTAAAAGAAAACTGGCAGTTCTACGAGGACTTGCCGGAACAAGTATATAACGTCTTGTCCGTCGACGCGGCGTTCAAGAAAAGCGAGACAAGCGACTTCGTCGCTATACAACACTGGGGTAAGCGTGCGAACGACTACTACGGTATTTGGGGCACCAGACGCCGCCTGTCGTTCACTGAGATGATTACAGTGCTCAGAGAGTACATCTCGTCGCACCCTGACCTCGACGCGGTGTACATTGAAGATAAGGCGAACGGCTCGGCGGCCATAGATATGCTGTCGCAAGAGTTCGACAATATCATTCCCGTCAACCCTGAAGGCGGTAAGCTGTCCAGAGCGGCTGCGGTATCGTACATACAAGAGACGAAACACGTGTATCTGCCCTACGAGCCGTGGGCTTACGAGCTGATCGACGAAGCGTCAGCGTTCCCGGCGGGACAACACGACGACACCGTCGACGCGTTCACGCAAGCGCTGAACAGATTGTCTATCATCGGAGCTCCGGTGAGCGAGAAGGTAACGCGCGAGTACAGCGTCTGGACGCCCGATATGTACCAAGACTTCGAGGCAGCGGACGACGCACTCAAATCACAACTACTCAAAGAATGGAAATACCCCGTTGAGTGGAGGTAAGAATGAAGAAGAAAGAAACACAATACCAGTTTCCTCCGATGTCGGGGGACGTACAAGAACGCTTGCGCTACTGGCAAATGCTATTCGACGACGCGAGGGCTAAACGCCGCCCGTTCGTTGACGACAAGTTGGAAGTGCGCGAGAATTTATACAAAGGTACGACGGCTGAGAAAAGCGGGACGAAGTGCTTGCGCAACATGTGCTTCGAGTTGATCGAGACACAAATTAACAACGCTATTCCGCAACCGAAAATAACGCCGTCGGACGCTGATAAACAAGACCTTGCCCACGACCTCGAATCGATGCTCAGAAACGAGATGGACCGCCTCGACAGCGAGACGATGAACGACCGCATCGAGCGAGGTGTGTTGGTCCAAGGGTCACACTTCTATGAAGTCGGCTGGGACGACACCGTGCGCCACGGAAAGAACGTAGGCGCCATCACGGTCGTTGACCGCCCGATTCAGGACGTCTGGCTACAACCCGGCGTACGCGACTTCAAGAAAATCGAGTACGCGTTCGTGTTCAGCCGCGAGAGTATGATGAAAATCTACAACTTGACCGGTAAAATACCGCCTGAAAGTCCTAACTATAAAGGTATGGTCGACATGATTACGTGTTGGTACTACGACCGCGACGGCTACGTATGCCGCCTCACGTGGGCTGAGAACACCGACTTTGTAATCTTCGACGATAGGGACTTCGAGTCGAGACGTCAGCGCGTCTGCAAGCAGTGCGGCTACGCAACGGACGAAGACGTCTGCCCGATATGCGGATCGACCGAGTTCACTGAGAAGAGCGTCAGAGAAGAAACGCTCGAAGACGACGTCGTGAAAGGCGACCCGACAGACCCGACGAAACCGAGACTGCTGCTCGCTAAGAAAGGCGACAAGGTGAAATACTACGCGCTTCGACGCATCCCGCTCGTTATGCGTGTAAACATCAGCCGAGTCGACTCACCGTACGGCGTGTCGGACGTAGACATCTTGACCGAGACGCAGCTGTCGTCGAACAACATCTTAACTAAGATTGAACAGAACATCTTGAAGGCTGGTAGCATTATCACTATGCCTGAGAAGATGAATATGAAGCTCACGAACGAGACGTTGAAAGTCGTGAGATTGAAAGACCCGAAATGGGCTGACGCGATACGCGTGCAGAACTTGCAAGCGAGCATTCAGCAGGATGACATCCTTGCAGACCGCGTGTATCAATACGGCAGAGCGTCGCTCGGTATAACCGACTCGTACCAAGGCAAGCGCGACCCGACCGCTGAGAGCGGCAAGGCGAAAGAAATAAGCGCTGCGCAAGCTGCAGGTCGTATGGAAAGCAAACGCAAGATGAAGGACGCTGCGTACGCCGATCTGTACGAGATGATGTTCCACTTCTTCTTAGCGTATTGCGATAACAACGAGACGTTCGTCATCGACGACACCGACGGCTCGATAACAAACGCGTCGATCAGTAGGTATAATTTCTTGGACGGCGACGTCGGAAATCTGTACTATGACGACAGCTTTATGTTCTCCGTCGACACTGCTTCGGTCCTGTACACTTCGCGTGAAGCAATGTGGCGTGAGACGACTAACAACTTCGTCGGTGGCACGATGGGTAACCCGCAAGACCCCAGAACGCAGATGCTGTACTGGAAGATTATGAAGGAACTCAACTACCCGCTTGCTAAACTGTGCTTGCAAGACATAACGGAACGATTCGGTCTGATGCAGCAGCAGGTTGCGAAAGCCGTGGAAATGGGTAAGAAAGCTCAGCCTGCGGCTCCTGCTGGTAACGAGCAGAGTGCGGCAAGCACTAAAGCTGACGACGAAGCTGCGAAGCAGGCAATGTACAACGAACTTCAAAGTATGATTGGAGGATAAAGAATGTCGATTTTTTACACTAACAAAACAATAACGATGAACCGAGGCGACTCGGGCGTCGTGCTGTTGTCGATTCTAAACCGTGACGACACGCCGTTTGCTTTGCCTATCGGTATGAAGAATCCGACGATTGTATTTTCGGTTAAGGCGGAAACTGACGCGAACGACTTGAACGGCAATATGCTCATTGAAGAGTATATGCCGATCAAGGACTACACGTATTACGGCTACGGTACTCCGGACGAGAGCGGTCAGATGAAGATTCGCGGCGGCTTCTATCCGAAGAGTAAGACGGTAAATACGGAGGAGTCTGTACTCGACACGGGAATCATATACAAGGTTCTTGCAAACAAGAAGTATATGTTCGTTGTACCGACAACTACGCCTCCGGTATATCCTGTCAGCCTTACGAAACGCGAGTATGCGTTCGCTGTACCTCTGGTTTTCGAACCGGCGTTCACAGACAGGTTATCACCTGGAACGTATACGTATTCGATAACGCTACTCGATTCGACGTCACCGATTACGCGTGTTGAAGGTGACGGTGAGCAAGCAACCGAGATAATCGACTTCGACGGTTTCTTGAAGAACGTCATTTTGAAGCAAGACTTGTTCGGCTCGCAGAAACTTATTCTGGGCGACAGCCCGATTGCGAGAGTACACGGCGACCCGATTCGTAGAATGTACTACATCAAGCCGTGCTCTGAGGAATCTGTGGCGAACGCTACGGCGAGCGAGATTACAACGGGTAATATAACGAACATCGCGTTGCCGCCTGTGTATATTGCAACGAAAGACCAACTCGGTGGCGTTATCGTCGGTGAAACGTTACAAGTCGACCTCCGCGGTGTGTTGGACGTCTCGACAGCAATAACGAACAAGATTGCTGACCTTTACGCGAAGATCGGCGATATGACGACTCTGACCACTGACGAGAAAACAACGCTCGTTGGTGCGATAAACGAAGTTGATGAGCACGCTGATGCAAATAAACTCGAAATAGGCGACCTTTCCGAGCTTACAACCGATGAAAAAACTACGCTTGTGGGCGCAATCAATGAAGTCGACTCGCACGCTAACACTGGAATAAGTAAAGCAGATGCCGCACAAGCCACGGCTGACAACGCCACTGTTTTGGCAAACACGGGAATAAGCAAAGCAGACGCTGCGCAGGCAACCGCTGATAACGCTCAACATGACGCAGAAACCGCACAAACCACGGCCGACAACGCTACGAATTTGGCAAATACTGGAATAAGTAAAGCCGAACAAGCGCAATCAACAGCAAATACTGCGGTTGATAAAGCGAATGACGCTAAAGCGACAGCGCAAGAAGCGATAATGAAAGCCGACGGAAGGGCGACTTCTATCGGCTTTATGACCGCAAAAGACGCAGTCACGGCATTGAACGGCTATCCGAGAACGCAACTTAAAGGCGGTGACACAATTTGGATAGTTGAAGATGGAACGCCTGACCTTTGGGTGACGGATGTTGCACAAGAAAGCGTGCCGTATAACTACACGACAAAAGATAAATTCAATCAAGATTTAGTCGATAACAAAGTCTTGCAGATTGGCTATTTCAAGACAGCGTATCAAGAAAGCGACGGCAAACCCGTTACCATTGCGTGGCAAAACGTTGTTGTTAAAAATTGGGTAGCAAGCACTGAATTTGCAGACTTCCCGTATGAGGCAAAAATAGAACTCACGGACTTTGTCGATTATACGACCGTTCCGCAAGTAGTGTTCGATATTGCAGATACTATGAGCGGGAACTATGCACCTATTTGTAAATCAGGTGATAAGTGTGTTTACATTTACGGCAAAGTGCAAGACGAAATAACACTCAAAACGGTCATCACTTTTGCACCGAATGTCAATGGTGCAAGCGTAACTGGCGGTGGATATAACAATCGCGGCAAATGGGTTGCAAGCACGACCTATGCAATCGACGACCTTGTGTACACTGACAACGGACAGTATGTGTGTATCGAGGGTATTACTTCGACGACTTCTCCCGAACAAGATACGCAACATTGGCAAGCGACTTTTGTTGCGAACGTCCCTGTAAAAAGCGTAAATGGACAGACTGGAGCAGTAACAATCACGGTGCCTACCAAAACGAGCGACTTGACTAACGACAGCAACTTTGCTACCACTTCGGATATACCTACGAAAACAAGCGACTTACAGAACGACAGCAACTTTGCTACCACTTCGGATATACCTACAAAGACAAGCGAACTTACGAACGATAGCGGGTTTATAACCGCAAATGACATACCTACTGTTTCCGAAGCGTCACCGCAAGAAGCGAGCGCGTTGAAGAGCGGGAACTTGCCGACAAGTGGGTGGATTACTCCTGAACAAGGGTGGAAACAAAATACTTTGCCTGCGAGTAGAAAATGGAACCATGTAACCTACGGTGACGGAAAGTATGTTGCGATTGCATTTGGTAGTGACAAGGGCGCGTATTCCACGGACGGGATTACCTGGACGGAAATGAGTATGCCTGCAAGTATAAATTGGTACTGCGTAACCTATGGTAACGGAAAATTTGTAGCAGTTGCAGCCAATAGTAACAAAGGAGCATATTCGACCGACGGAATAACTTGGACGGAAATGACATTGCCTGCAAGCCAAAGATGGGAAGGCTTAACCTATGGCGACGGCAAGTTTGTTGCAATTGCGGTCAATAGTATGTATGGCGCATATTCCACCGATGGTATCACTTGGACTACTATGACTTTACCTGCGAAGAAAGATTGGACAGGAGTAACCTACGGTGACGGCAAATTTGTAGCGGTGTCGACTACTAATAGTTCGATGGGCGCTTATTCAATAGACGGTATCACTTGGACGGAAACGACACTTGCTTCTAACTATTGGAAAGGCGTAACCTATGGTAACGGAAAGTTTGTCGCGGTGCCTAGTAGTACTCAGAAGGGTTCTATTGGCGCATATTCAACCGATGGTATAAGCTGGTCTACAATGACTTTACCTGTGAATAGTAATTGGACTAGTGTTACTTATGGCGATGGGAAATTTGTTGCTCTTTTATTTAATAGTGACAAAGGAGCATACTCAGCGGACGGTATTTCTTGGACAGAGTTTACATTGCCAGTAAATCTTCCGTGGTACTGCGTAACCTATGGTAACGGAAAGTTTGTAGCAGTTGGAGCTAATAGTACAAGCGGTGCGTATCAAAACACGAGTAGCAAATCTACCTACGTCATCTCCGACACTTCCATAACCGCCAACAGTGATATCCTTATGGAACTCACAGACGAAGGAGGAGTAAAGGCTCACGCTCTTGCAAGTGGCAGTATAACCGTTATCCGCGACACAGTACCTACACAGCCTATCCCGTATACCTACAAAGTCAAGCAGACCAATGCAAGCGGGCAGTTTACGGTATTAAACCACTTTGTACCGAATGTCCCCGCCGTGCCTACAAAGACAAGTGAACTTACGAACGACAGCAACTTTGCAACGACCTCAGATATACCTACAAAGACAAGTCAGCTCACAAATGACAGTGGGTTTATAACATCAAGCGACATACCGACTATTCCTACCAAAACGAGTCAACTTGAAAACGATAGTGGCTTTTTAACGACTGCTGATATACCTACCAAAACAAGTCAACTCACGAACGACAGCGGGTTTATAACTTCGAGTGACATACCCACTATTCCTACCAAAACAAGTCAACTTGAAAACGACAGCGGGTTTGTTAAGACATCGGAAGCGAACACCTTTACAGGCGAACAGACCTTTTCCAACGCAAACGGCATAAAAGTCAATAAAGTAAACAATCTCAACGGTGGCACTTGGTATGACTTTGATGGAACTAATGATAAGTTTGGTAACACTACAACACCTACAATCATTAGAACATCTGAGGCGAGACCTAAAGCGGAAGTGCCGAGCGGAAGTGCGACTGTGACGAAAGAGTTGGCATTGTTGGAAGATGTGCAAGGCGATGCTGAGTGGAGTGGTATAGTTCAAAATGCAACAGTCAGCGCAGGACTTTATTATGTGCTTATGGATGCAGATATACAGCCTGCTGGTAACCCGTCGATTGTGTTTTATGATGGGACACATTGGGCGCACGGCATTCCATGTGTAAATTGTGGAGTGGTTGATGGGATGTTTTCTATTCTTACATTTACTCCTCATATAGACCCTGGTTACGATAAAATGACTGCCACATACGCTAAAATTACTTGCGAAAATGGCGTGTGGACGCAGGTTAAAATGGATGAGCCGTCGAAATTCAAATACCGCAAAATAAAATAAGAAGGAGATAAACTATATGTACGGAATAAGTAACAGCCAACGACAAGGTGACGGCGTATCGTCCGAACTCGTTACCACATTAAAAGGGACGAAGATTATCAAGACTTTTGACAACCTTGACGGATGCGAACTGACAAAAGGCGTTATTGCCGACGGGTATATCTATTGCTGATATACAAAATACACAAATTAAAGGAGACACAAAATGACAACTTTAAGTAGTTTACCTATTGGGGCAAAAATAAAAGTACCGCATTCCGTTATGGGCAATGTCATCTTTCTGAAAGCCGACCAAAACCACACGGGCTATCCCGAAAACTCGACAACGCTCATCACAGATGAAATCATTTTACTGCGGGCATTCGACGCAAAAGAACCGAACAATACGGACAGCGGTAGACGAGATTACGGCAACAACCGCTATTCCGTATCGAACATAGACCAGTGGTTGAACTCCACGGCTTCTGCGGGGCAATGGTATTCGCCGCAACACTCAACAGACCAGTCCCCGAACAGCACAAGTGTTGTAGCACAAAACCCGTATGACACGGATGCAGGCTTTTTGAACGGCTTTGACGCACGGTTTATTGAGGCAATTCAAGATACCACAATCAAAGTCGCACTCAACACAGTGACCGACGGTGGCGAAGAAGACACTCTTGTGCGCAAAGTATTTTTACCGTCCAAAGCAGAACTCTTTAATCAAGCCGAGAACTCGATTATGGAAGGTTCGCTGTTACAATACTTTCAAGCAAACACCAACGATATTAGAACAGCGAAAATATCCACCTACGCTGCAGAAGACAATAACAACAAAGGCTCGAAAAGTGTTACAGCGGGTACGGCTACTTACTATTGGATGAGAACGCCCGATTCGTCGCGCTCGGGACGTGTTCGCTATGTCGCTTCGAGTGGTTCGCTGGGCTACTACGTTGCGTATAACGGGGACGTCGGGGTTCGTCCGCTTTGTAATCTGAACTCTGAAACTCCCGTGTCAGACCAACCTGATAGCGACGGTTATTACTCACTGCTCTTGGATACACCTGTTTCAGAGAGCGAAATAGAACTTACCTACAATGTCAAAGAAACCGCAACAATGCCCACTGCTGTCAATGTCGAATTAGACCTTGTAAAGACCTTTGGTTGCTCTACAACGGTTGAAATTTGCAACAACGGCAACGATACCGTCCCCGTGTGGGAAGACATTTCTACGGTCGTTAAGTCGGGCGTAAACCATATATTCGCAAACAAGACAAAAACAGCGGACAAATGGAAAGTGGTTATTAAAATTCATATCGTGCGAAATGGCACCGTTGGTGATATAAAACTCTACGGAGTAAAGACTACATTCAAGGAAGAACTGTAAAATGGAAGAAAAATCTTACTTACAAGTATAATAACGGAGGACGAATATGGACTATATAACAGCTATGCAAAAACGTTTCGACGTACCTGATAACTCAATCTGTGTTATCAGGTCGAGCGAACCGGAATTTATCCCTATTCCTGATATGCCGGTGAGTGGACAGATGACCCTCAAAGACGTGTTTGACATAATGATGACTCGTATCGGCACGCTTGAAGAGCAAGTATCTCGCTTGTCGGCCACTGTTGCGGAGCACGAAGAATCCGTGCAACGCTTGTTCGACACTATCGAAAATTGACCACTGCACTGGGAACAAAATACTTCTACTCTCACGTTCGGTGCAGCGAACACGGGAAAAGGAGCTTTTATGGAAACAAACGAAATCATCAACAAAGTTGGTGTATGGGTCGCGTCGATCGGTGGCGGTGTAGTCGTCGTCCGATATATCGTGAAAATTATTCTCGCGTTTATAAACCTCGCGTCGAGAAAAATACCCTTGAAATTGACTGAGACGGACCGTAAACAAATCGCTGCGGAAGCTGCGACGGAAACGACGAAGTTGCTTGCAATGGGTATTAAAGTCGACGTCGACGGGCAGATCGATAAAGCAACCAACCATCAGATTGAATTACTTAAAGAACAGAATCGCGAATATATCCGACAGAACAACAAACTTGTCGCGCTTATGCGTAAGATGGGTTTAGTTGTCGCAGATTTGAAATCACCGTCTTCGACGTTCAGAGACGACCTCCGTCACGAAATCGATACTGATTTTACGTCTGACGCGCCGGTGCAGTCGCTTTTAGGCGACCCCGTTCTTGCGACGATTGAAGTATCTGACCACGTCAACATTCCGGGAACGAATACGAAGAAGTCAAAAGAAAAATACTAAGCGTTAAGGAGGAACTACTATGAAATGGAATCCCAGAGCAATTATGCTCAGTGTACTTGAGTATGTTGCTTGGTTGTGCCCTCCGGTAGCGTACTGCATTTACAGTTATGTAAGTACATTACAGTATGTTCTTGACAAAAAAGCGGTCGTGTCATTCTGGGTCTCGTTCTCGTGCGTTCTTGTCGGCGTCATTTTCGGTGCGACGTTATTCAAACGAGTCAAAGCGGCATACGCCCGATACGTTGCAGCGTTCGTACAACAGAAAGCGGACCTCGAAGCTCGACCCGAAGACGAACACCTTATTGACCTCGTCGAAAAGAAAAGTAAGACCATCGAAACGATGGACTTCGTTATGGCGGGTCTTCCGTTGTTGCTTATCGGCGGAATGTTGTACGCGTTCCAGAACGCAATCACTGAGCTTATCAACATCTTCATTATTACCGGATTGAGTTTCTTAGCAAAAGCGGGTATTCATACGGGTACTGTGCACGTTAAAGCGAAGGGAATGAAGGACAAAATTCATATCGACGAAAAGGTGAAATCGGCCGAGGAGGTGAAGTAGTATGTCGTCTGAAAACGATATTATTGCTACTCAGGACGAGATGACGACGGCTGATGTTCGTAAGTCGATGCGTGTGAGCGTATTTACGATTATGACGAACATCTTGCTCGTTGTCTTGATATGCGCCGGGTTGATATTGACCGAGTTCTTCCGACTAGATTCATACAAGTTCAAGATTCAAAGCCTCAATTTCTGGCTTGAAAAGTTAGCGTTTGCGTTCTGCACGTTCGGTATAATGCTTGGCATAAGCAACTCTGCCGATGAAATAAGCCGAAGCAAGAATCCGGAATACTTGAGCGATATCATGAAGTTGAAAGAACACTACTCGCTGCTGTTGACCGAATATAACGACGAGAACTTCAAGAAGTATATCGATAACGTAAACCGCGCTGAGAAATACCTTGTGTACGTTGCCGACTTAGATCGAAAGATATTACACAGTCCTAAGAGACGGCAGATCGCACTAAAACGTAAACTCTTGCTTTCTCCGGACGAAGTGTTTTACGGCGGCGTGAGCGTGCGATACAATCAAGTGTTGTATAGTCAATTCGCAGGTGTCGGCTTGCCACTGGACCACAAGAGTGACCGCGGCAACAAGTACGACGTACCTAAGGCACAAATCTATGCACAAAAACTCATCGGCAAAGTATGCCTCGTCGTAGGTATCTGCGGTTTCTCTGGTGACTTGTATTACTCGTTCCAAGACTTCAATGCTTCGATGATTCCGACGCTCATTGTAAAATGCGGCGGCATTATCGGTGCTATATACGCTGGATTGAAAACCGGCTCGCAGATATTCGAACGTCGAGTGTTGGTCGCTAAACTCAAACTTGCGTTCTATTCGCAATTCAACAGTCGCAAGAATAGTGATAAACTGACCGACGAGAATCGATACGTCGTTGAGATTCCGCCTAACCCGATCGTTGAAAGTGCTCGCAAAGAACTCGAAAAATTACCCGCGCAACCTGAACATCGACCGTCGTTCTGGCGAGTATTTGTTCGAACGTGGAAGCAATCATTCGGTAAACACAAGATTGACGATGACAAGCCGTTTTGGGTGAGGTTATCTGAGAACTTGTTGCATAGTCAAGAAACACCTATCGTCAAAGACAGAGAAGAGGTATGTATGAAAGCAACACCTACTACTCCGCCTACCCCGGTAACGCCGGAAACACAACCGAGCATTATTGTTCTCGGACCGCCGAAAGAAAATTTCGAAAATTCTCAATAAATTTTTGAAAATCGTGACACGGTTTAGCGAGAACAAGCTATATAATATATAGAACACGCGGCTGAAAAACTGTACTCCCAGAAGTTCGCCGCACAAAGGAGACTGAATAATGAACTTATTCGACAAGGCTGCTAAAGATGACCTCGGTAATGCAGGTAACCCTGGTCAACCTGTCCCGCCAACAGATGGTAACCCTGAGAACATTCCCGTCGATCAGACGAAAGCTTTTGCTGAACGCCTCAAGACGGAACGAGTTAAAATCGAACGCGAAGCAAGAAACGAACTCGCTCAAAGCTTAGGTTATGACAGCTGGGAAGATTTGAAACGTGAAAACGAGGATAAAATGCTCACTGCCAGCGGTCTGGATGCTGAAAAAGTCAAACCTATCGTCGACAAATTGGTTGAGACTCACCCGGACGTAATCGAAGCGAAGAAGTTAAAAGATGAGAAAGCTGCTGAGGACTTGAAGAAAGAAGAAACTGACGCATTGTTCTCATTGAACCAGAAGTACGGAACGACGTTTTCGGCGCTCAGTGATTTGGACGAAGCGACTCAATCCCTGTACAAGAAGGGAGTGCCATTGGACAAGGCATACGCCGCTGAACACTTTGACGACCTTGTGAAGTCCCACGCACCGAGTCGTCTGTCGAAAGACCACTTGTCGCCTGTCGGTAGTTCCGGTTCGTCTACTCCTCCGCGCGTTATAAGCGAGCAAGAGATGGCCCTTATGCGTCGTTTTAACCCGGGCGTTTCTGATGACGACATCAGGAAATACATTAACAAAACATAAGGAGACATAATAATTATGGCAAATTTACTTACCAGCTGGCAGCGTTATGACGAACAGTACGTCCAGACGCTCATTGTCGGCTCGAAATGTAGCAGCAGAAGCGCTGATTCGAATGGCCAAGCTATTACGAATCTCGGCGCAACCGCCTTCAAGAAAGGCTCGGCGGTTAAAGTCGTACGTGGCGGCTCGTCCGGATCGTACACCTACACTATCACAGATTGCACGGTCCTCACCGACGCAGATTACGTCGTTGCAAGCGATTACGCAGTCGGCGACAAACGCATCGAAGTATATCCCGTCAAGGATATCACGAATCTCGTCTAAGGAGGAAATGACAGATGGCAATTATCTTTAACATTGACGAAGCGTTATCCTTGTCGGCATTCAACGTATTGCAAGAGCCGATCAAGATGATGCTTGATAATCAAAAAGAGGCTTTCGAAAAAGAATCCCTCATCAGCAAAGTATTCGCTATGCATACGCTCGATGCGTATCAAGAGGAATACAGGACCCGTACGTCGATGGGTAACTACGAACCCGGCTACGATATGGAACCCGCGAAGCTTTCTGACTTCAAAGAAGGCTACAGCAAAATTTGGAAATCGACGACTTGGCGTAACAGCTTCGTAATTTCGAAGCAGGCTGTCGAAGATAACCAGATGATGACGATCAGCACCGACGCTATGGGCTTCGTCAAATCGTACGGTCGTACCCGTGAAATCTTCGCTTTCGGTATGCTTGCAGGTGCTCTTACCGGTTCGTATACTCAGGGCAAATTCACGTTCGACTGTCTCGGCATGGACACGAAAGACGGCACGCTCGAAGGCGCGAAACAGTTGTTCTTCACGAAAGACCACCTGCCTCCTGTGACGACCGGTCGTACCGAAAAACAGAGCAATAAGTTCCACTGCCACGTTGACCTTACGGCTCCTAACGCTCACCTCAAGATTCTCAACATCGTCGGCTATGTAGAAAACCAGATGATTAACTACACCGACTACGACGGCAACCCCACCCCGATGACCCCGACGACTCTGCTCGTTCCGAATCACTACGCATTCAGAAACGCATTGCTCGCTGGCTTGAAGACTCAGTATACCGAAGTGCTCGGCAACAACGGTCTCAATATGGAATTCGGCAAGTGGACGGTCCTGACCACTCCGTACCTCAACAACCTGAAAGGTTTCTCGAACGCTGACCAAGCATTCATTATGATTGACCCCGCAGCGAACAAAGAAAACCTCGGCGCAGTGTTTATCGACCGTGTTCCTCTCGAAGTTTCTTCGTGGTTCGATCAGCCCAACGAAGCGAACGTTTGGAAAGGCCGCGCAAGATACAGTGCAGGTTTCGGCGACTTCCGTCCGATGGCCTACGTACACTGCGGCGCTGACGAAATGGACGCTCTGTATGATACCGGCGCTAAGAGTGGCGGCACGTACAATACAACGGACATTCCCGAAGCAGACGTCGCTCCTGCAGGTCTCGGCGTAGTCGTGCAGAACACGTCTACCAACCCGGTTCAGACGAAAACTGTAACCTAATACACAAAGTTGCCCCACCTCGATGCAACGTCTCGGGGTGGGGACTTTTATAAGAGGCAATTATGAACATTTCAGAATTTACGACAAGAGTCTTAAACAAGCTATTCATCACCGAACAAGATTCGAAACAGTTCGGGTATGATAGCAAAATAATTCCTACGTTGAACGAATGTTTGACGTTCATTGCTAACGACGTCCTCGCAAATCGAGCGACGATTCCTTTCGACGTAGCGTACGACACAAACGGGTATCTTCCCGAATGCTCATTACCGAGCGATGTACTGTCGGTATTGTTTGTTGACACCGACGTTCCTGGTGCGACGTACTATCAGCCCACTCGTCGTACGATAAGATTTAATTACCCCGGCAAATACTTAGTCGTTTGCGACACGTTATATCCGAAGATTGAAACGGGTGACACAGAGCACAACTGTGAGACTATCCCTGAATCTGTTATGACGTGCGCTGTGTTATACGTCGCTGCTCAGCTTATGAGAGACATCGACTTAACAACGGCTATTACTATACAGAACGAATACGAGACTGCGATTGCTCGTCTTGATAACGGTATATCCGATTTACAAGAATCGTTCAGATTTGTACCTAAGTGGTGACCTATGGAAGAAAAACTTATTTTTGAAGTATCTAAAATCGAAGACGACTATACAATGCGCGTCGGTGAGAACGTAACCGGCGACGAAATTTTTCAAGGAATGGCGGTGTTAGTCAAAGAACTTGGAAACAGGCAACGTAAGATTGACCCGCAATTCTCTGACAAAACTATCATACGAGGAGTAGAATTATGGCTTCGATATCTCGAAAACGACCAATAAGATATGACGTCCCGGCGTCTCGCGATTTACGTAGAACGTATACGTCGAGCGTCACAAACTTCCGCGGGATATACAATACTGAGACGACGATAGAAATGGCGCCGGGTGCAATGAATGACGCCTGTAACGTCTATGTCGACGAAGACTATCGTCTTGTTACGAGGAAACGTCTCACGCCGTTGTTTCTGCCTGAGAAAGACGTAACGGTCATTGACTCGGTTTCTCTGGGCGACGATATCTACGCGATTATTAAGGACAACACAACCGGTGCCGAGCACGAATATGCGTTCTTGAAGTTGTATCCGACGAAGACGTATATTGATTATCGTGTGACGGCCGACAGCCGGCTGTTCGTTGCGAATAATAGTATATACATTACGAGGTGCAACTCGGGCGATCAGTTCGGCGTACTGCTTTATAACGGTACGTCCGTTTCATCGTTGACCGAAGGAGCGAATATACCTATCGTATATCTTGACCCGACAGGCCGTCGCATTGCTGTCAATGAGTACGGCGACGCGAGTGAAGCGTTGAATATCTTCAGTACGAAGGCGAACAACGGTCCTGGTTTCAGGTTTTCATCGTTGAGTTATTCGACACCGTATGACCTCAGAGGAAAATTCCAGAATTACATCACTACTGAAGCCGGCGACGCAACCGCAACACTTCCTGCAAGATGGGAACGAGACGCGTGCGACGCGAGTGGTGGTGTCCTCGAAACAATCGCAAGAATTAAGTACGAGTTCAGCCCGTCTACTACGGCGTTGGCGACAGAAAACGATACCGAGAGACCGGTAGAGACAAGCGGGATTCCGTCTGGAATACAGTGTACGTGTAAGATATGGGTTGCAAGCGGTGTAACGGTTTACACGAAAGACGTTTATCTGAGTGTTATACGACCGTTGTCATCTGGCTTGTCGAACTCATCTCTGAAAATATTGTCTTTAACCGAGAGCGGTGCTGACAAAAACTGGGACGCTGAAACCGACGGCGAATTTACCGATGAGAACGTTCTCAGGAAGTATCATATCGATTGGGCGTGGGCGCTGAACAACACAACTATTGAAGACGATGTCAAAGTCCGTATCGGTGTTTCAAACTACGGTATAGTTGAAGGTAGCAAACCTACGAACAGCTCGCAGCCGTGGGGTCTGCGTAATTTCACATATAAGGTCGCAGGGCAGTCAGGATATGTTGATACGTTCTATTCCTGCTCAGATAAAATATGTTTGATGAGTCCTGTTGACTATGGCGAGACTTGGGAAACCGATCAAAACCAACTGTACAAAGCACTGGCGGTATACGCAACTGTTTCATCTGGTGACTTGAAAATCGAAACGCTTGCTTTCGATGCGTCGGCCGAAGGGAGTGTTAAGTCGTACTCTGTATCTAAGACAGACCTTCCTGATACCCTCACAAGTATCAAAGACGTAACGTTGCTCGCTGCGTTCAGAGTAAGATACACTAAAACCGATTACGAACCCGAGTATATACTCACGAAGTCACCGCCCGTTGCAATATATTTGTTGCGTATCGGTACGACGTTGTACATTCATTGCCCGATAACCGGTGAGACAGGTGAGATGAAAGCGTTCTCACTTCCGTTCAATAATGCCGATAACACGCCTACCGTATTGGCGTTGTCATTTGCCTCTAACGAGATATTTGTTCAGGGTGCAACCGGAACCACCCACACCTACGCGTACCCTGTCATTGGACATATCTTTGCGAAAACGACCGATGAACTCAGAATCTTCGGGATAAACACTACTGTTTCGGTGAATATTGCTACGTCTACTGCGACGACGATTTCCGTTTCCAGTATCAAACCGGTACTCACAAAGTACGCTGACTACACGTCCGTCTTGCTTGATGGCGTTGAAGTAAACCCGAAGTACACTGAGCTTATTATGAACGACGAAATCACGTCGTTCGTTGCCAACGCTACAACGCTCGTAACAAAGTACTCTCGTTCGTTCGGTAGCGAAACGTCTTTGAAGATTGTAAACGTTTACGCGTACACTACACCTGTCCTCGGACAGATTCGAGATGGAGCAATTACGCATAAGTTCGAACAGCAGGGCGATGGCTCTATGAAAGTTCCTGCCGGCGCTGGGTCGATCACGTACGCGTACTCTGAAGCGCAACTGTACGGCACGACTGGAACAAACGGCTCGGCGTACGCTGACCCGATATTCGATATCACTGAGAAAATCGGCACTGCTCTTTATACCGTTTGGAACGACGCCCGAGAAGCAATGAAGAATATCGACGGTGTCTACTCGATGAATAACTGTATTATCTTCACGTCTGGCAGGAATTTCGCTTACTCGATGACTTTCAGTCCGAAGTACGTCGACCCTTATTCGTGGGAGCAGATGTCGTCAACCGACGATAAAGTACTTGATATTCTCGCAATAAGTCCTACGGCGGCAATTATGTCGACCGAAAAAGGTATGTACTGGATTCTGGGCACTGGCACAGGTCAGTTGACTCACTTGAAACCCGTTGTATCGCAGTTCGATATACACGGACGTAAACGTGGTAGCTTTGCACGTCGAGCAATGGACGACGTACCTACTATAATGTGCGACGATGGCGTTATGATGTTCGTCGGTACAAGTGAAGTGACCGAGACGGCGAAGAATATTGCAACGATGAGCTCTGCGATATTCCAGAAGTACGACGAGTTCCTTGCAAACGAGAAACGTCGCTTTACGTTCAGAGGGCGTTGGTACAATATGTATTGCATATCGACCGGAGCTGAGACGAAGGTTGTTTTCTTCGACGTCAGGTCTTCGGCGTGGTGGTACTGGACGTTGCCCATTGACGCAATGAAATTCTTCCGTTCTGGCGATGACTTGCTTGCTCTGACGAGTAACGGACTTATATACAAGTTTACAGACGAGGATATAATTTCGAATAACGGGTACACTGCCCGATATAACGACGAATTGGTAAACGTTTCATTTGAAAACGTGACGCCCTTTTATGAAAACTTGCAATATAAAGTACAGTGGTATATACAAACGCACCCAATGAGTCTCGGGAATACGACGAAGAACAAGAATATGCGTGACATTGTTCTTGCGTTATATCCGAACGAGACCGTCAAGAATTTCGAGATGAACGTTGACTTCGAAGTGTATACGCGCGAATTCACCGATGGACGTCCGTACATTACCACTGAAGATATCAAAGAGTTAAAAGTGTTGTTGTTACGTACGTACATTCCGAAGTTCCAGTATATCGCGGTGCGTATGTATTCTAAGAATGACTTATCAGTATACGAGAAGTTGCAACTTCGTTCCCTTGCGTTCGAATATCGAATTTTGGATAGGTTAAATTAAGATGGCAAAGAAAAATCAATATATTCGCGAATCTTATAACGCCGTAATGCGGGCAGGAGACTTCGACGATTTGTCGAAGACTTTGTCCGCGTCGAATTACGACGCTACATTCGGACAATACGACACCGCGTTACAACAGATCGACGAGTTTTACGTTGGGCTCAAAGATACGACGAGAGAGTTATACGCGAACGCTTACGAGACTGCCAGAATGCAATCTGAAGCGACGGGCACATACGCTCTACAGCAGAGAGAACAACTCGCCGGAGCGACAGGTTTGCTCGGTTCACGTAGATACGCCGATCAGGTCAATCAGAAGTTTTTTGATATGACCGACGTGAAACAAGACTATACAACGAAACTCGGCGAGCAGATACTCAGTCTCGAACAGCAGCGTCAGAAAGCTGCGGAGACCGTTCAGACCGAACGTACGAAGTTCGGCGAATATTTCGAATCGAACGTTGCAAAGATGAGTACGTACATTTTAAGTCGACTCGATCCGAACGTGATTGACCCAGCGACTGGGGATATCAGTGCGTCGCAACTCGAAGCGCAAGGCTATGTGAAACGTAACGCTGACGGCACGTACAGTACGACGAGTAAGTTCAAACACATTCTCGCTCAGTTCGCTGATTCTGACCCTGCGAGCGTTCAGAAATACCGTGAAGAGTTGTTTGTGTCCGACAAAGACTTGTATGACTTCTATACTCAGTACTTCCCGGCGGCGATGCAAGCGGCCGGCGAGTTCTCAGATAGCGAGTTGGCGAAGTTCTCAGACGATAAGATTTACGCGAACGAGTACTATAATGAGGCGAACCGTGAAGTGTACCGTGAGACAATCGAACGTCAAGCCGGCAACCCTCAGTTGAAGTCGGTTATGAGCAAAGCCACGATGTACGGCACGCACGATATGGTAGACTTCACAAAGATGAGCGACGCAGAACAGATACACTGGGCGAAGTCTATAAACACTACCACAGGCACGTCGCGCATCGATCAAGACTTGATTGATTCAGCGATTAAGAAACGTGGCAAGAACGACTACGTCCTTAAAGATAAGACACTGAACGAGTGGTACGACTCTAACAAAGTAATTATTGCTGGCGGTAAGAAGTACGTACTGGCCTCGAACAAAGACCAGAAGTTCGGTGGCTCAGCCGAAGCCGCTGACCAAGACGCATTGCTCTGGGATGGCTCGACTGAGAAGTTGGGCACTCTTGTCTACGAAGGAAAGGTCCAGTGCGGTGATACTGTTATTGTGAACGGTGAGCGATATCTCGTCACTCGTGCCGATAAAGACCCTGATAACCAAGAAAAAGGTGGTAAGCACGCAGCAGACGTCCGACTTATCAAACTCAGAGAAGTATAAACGGAGATTCTATGGCTAGAAAATATACAACTTCAACCGAACTAAACCCTACCGAGTATTTACTTGACCAAGCGAAACACAGTCGTTTCTACAGTCCAGATAAATACTCGCAACTCGTTGCTGCCGGTGACCCGGAAGCGATTGAGTTATACGTCAAAGAACAAGCGATATTCGCAAGTCAGAAACCGATCAACTCTTGGGACGAGTCGTTTTACGACGACCTCAGAGGTGATGAGTTCGCCCAAGAAGTATATCGTAACGCACAATACTTCGAGACTGACGAGAACGAGTACGCCGTAACAATGGAAGCATTGACCGAAGCGCGAGCAGCGGCGGTCGCCGAACGTGCTTATCAAGCACAGACCGGAGCGAAGAAATTCTTCACGACTATCGGTTATGCCCTCGGTGAGTCGCTCGGTGTATTTGCGGCGTCAATGACGGACTTCGTCAAATCACTTGTCGATATCGGCTATTACGTCGGTACGGCAATCTCGAATGGCGGCGAAGGCGAATGGAACAGTCTGGCCGACGTTGAAGGGTACGGTGAAAATTTCTCGTTCACGAACTACATTATGGAAACGTTCGAAGAGAAAGGCCGTGGTGTGTCGCCCACGTCTATGAAGTGGTCCGGTCTTGCCGAAGGATATACTGTACGTAGCAAGACGGTCGAGTTCTTCCAGTCGTTGTTCGACAACGTAGCAAAGATGGTTCCGGCAATCGTCGGTCGTGCCGTTGGTTCACCCGGCTTAGTTATGTTGTACGCCGGTGAGATGTTCGGTACGATTTACGAATCGACTATCACTGACCCTGAGTTCATAAAACTCGGTGAAGAAGGTAGGACTGCCGAACAGTGGGCGTTGATTGCTGAACGTCTTGCAACGGAATACGGTCCTGAACTGTTGTTCGGTGGCGGTGCATACGGCGTTGGTTTCTTTGACCTTGCAACTCGTGTTTCGAACAAGATTCTTGCAAGCGGTGCAATCACTGCCGGACGTAAGTTCGCTGCCGGTGCGGCAAAAGTTATTCTTGACGCCGCTCAGGAAGGTACAGAAGAAGCGATCACCGAATGGTTGCAATGTGGCCTCGATTCCGTCATTGTAGACGGCAAATGGGAAAAGGTTGACCGCGAAGACGCTCTGATGGCGTTTGCTGTCGGTGCGTTGTCCTCGTTCCTTATCAGCGGTGCACAAATCGCAGCGCAACAGCAAATCACCGTCGGCGACATAAAACTCAACAAATTCGAATCGTGGCTTGCCGGTGACGGTCTCAATAACTTGTTCCGCGACACCGCTGTATCGAAAGCGGCGGCCGCTGCAAACGTGACCGTTGACCAGTTCTTGACTGATACACAGTACGCTGAACAAGCAGCAAAAGCTCAGAAACAAGACGCTATGGCGTATCGTTCGACGATCGCTGCTACGGCGCTCTTAGAGTCGTATATCAGCAAGAGTAGCCCCGAGTCGTATGGTACAATTACCGAGATGGTAAGCAACTCGTATGAATACCGCGCACGTAAGGTTCGTGAGTACATTACCCAGAAACAGAATCAAGCGAACTGGGACGCTGTAAGTCAAGCCGTCAATAAAGCAGACCCTAACCTGACGTTTACGCCGGTTGGACCGTCTGAGCATTCACAAGCGATTGTAAGCAACATTTCCGCTGTACTCGGAATGCAGACTATTGTCGGTGAGTTCGGCGCGATCAATATGGCAGATGGCGGTGCTCCGTTCAAGATTCTCACTCTCGATATCGCAGATGAGAACGGCAAGGTTATGCCTCATCAGGTCTGCCTGATCGACGCGCAGCAAATCAAGGACAGTCGTCCGACGCAGTTGTTGCAGCACGCGTTGTCCGAACAAGCGTTCGCGGCAGGCGTTGCGAAAATGCTTCCGAACTTAACGGTCCGCGACCGTCTGTCTCTTGAAAATACCCTGAGAGTCGTTGGTCGTATTGGCAAGGCGCCTTGGAACAGAGGATATAAACTTGAAACAGATATCGAGCTCGCGAGCGTGGCGTTGTATTCAGACGTTGCAATGCGAGCTATTGCTCGTGCCGACCGTAAGGTTATGACTGAATTGTCAAGAGCGGTACGTAAACACGTTACTGACCCTAACGCAGAAGTACTGAAGAGAACGAATTTCTTGACGGACCAGATGTTGCAGGATATGTACTTAACGTTGTCGAAGTACAACGACTTAATGTACTCCGAACTCGTCCGTAACGGATATGACGTCGACACTGCAAACCTCGATGGCAAGTCAGTCGTTGAAAAGAACGAGATTCTGTCCGAAGCGTATGCAGAGATTCCGTATTCGGAAAGTGTTTGGTCGTATATTAACGAACTTATCGACTCGTACGTTTCTCAGAACGGTCTTGACGTAACGGACAAAGACACGCAAGAGCTTATCGCTGACGCGTTTTGCGACGTGCAATGGGACGAGAAGTCGAAGAAGTTCGTGCCGTTGCCTCAGATCGACCCCGTAACGAATGACCAGTTCATCAGAACGAAAATCGATTTGCACAAAGACGCGCTCGTTGCACTCGGAAAGTCAAAAGCTGATGCCGAAGCACAAGTAAACAGCGCTACAACTGTGCGATTCGGAGCAAGTGACATTATTTCAAATGCAGGAATGTATGCGTGCAATGGGGAAAATGCTGCGAGGGTGTCAGTTGTTTTGAACGCAGACCCAACAGCAACGGACACGACGGGCAAATCGACCATCGTTAAAGCCGGTTCGACCATTGCGAATCGATTCGTTAAAGCGTTTGAAAGAAATCTCACCGACGAAGTGATGGCTGAGAAGTACGGTAAGTTCTTCCCGGTATTGAAAACCGCCGAAGGACCGAGTCTTCATACGGCATTGACCGAAATATACAACAAACTGAGTTCCGGTCAAGCATACCGTGAAATCACTATTACGTCGAACGGTAACAGCGTGAGCGCGCTCAACGACGTCACGTTGATACCTGTAATTTACCACGAGTTCCGACATCAAGTGGCCGACATCTTCGGTATGGACGCTGGTACGAATATAAACGTTGTACGTAGTATCGTTGCTAAAATGAACGAGACACAAGTACGTACAATGATGAGGAACATTTACGAACACCGTAAAGCGTTGCTCGACGCGGGCGTATTCGGCGAAGACGGTAAACTTGTAAAGAAAATCGAGGCGCAATACGACTCGACAAATAACTTCGAGACGGTCACAAAAGAAGTCCGCGGCTTGCTGTCGCAATGCATTTATCAGATGAACTACGGTGAAATCTATGCTCGTTCTGGTAGAGCGGTATTGCAAGAAAGCGTGCCGCTGTGGACAACTGCTAAGAAGAGTGAGACCGGTGTAAACGAGTTCGTTGCTAACCAGACGATGAAAGACCTTGGGTTTACCGACGATACGGTCGAAGTTCAGAACACGACGTCGCAATACTTGCCAGAAGACGTGAAAGGTCTCTGGGAAAATATCGACACAACTGATTCCGACACACAGCGCGACCTCCAAGTGATGGACCAGATGGAAAAGTTGTTCGAAAACGACTACGCTCGTTCTATTCTTGGTAAACTGTACACTGAGATTACGGGAATCAACTTCGACGCAGCGTATGCAGAAGGCGTTAAACTCGGCACTCCGGTCACTGACTGGTTCTTCCAGGTATTTGAAACTAACGGCAGCCCTTTAACGTTAACGTTTTTGAAGTCGCTGTTCATCATTGACCCGCAGTTGTTTTCCGAGTATACAAGTATATTAAGTAAGAGCGAAACACTTTGCAGGAACTATCTACCGCGCCGGGCGATACAAAACATATTCGTTGACCCGCTGATGAGGGAAACGTACGGCGACGCGTTCCTTGAAAAGCACTTGGGCTTCGACGGGCGATATCCTTGGTATTACGGATTCAAAGACACGATTAAAGAAACGATCGAGTCGTATGGCAATAGTGATAAGCTTTTCGGCTTTGACGATATTACGGACCCGAGCGCTGTCGATGACCCGTTAGTTACTGTTGGTGCGTTTAGCGGAACGCGAGCAAGAAAGGTTGCTGCGAGTTCATACGCGTTACAATCGGCTATGAGAGAAGCGGGCAAGAACATTGCCGGTTTCTTGAAGAACGGCGACCTGAATGGGATATTCGATATAAACGCGTATTCGTCAGAAGGAATCGACACGATTCGCGAAGTTCTTGCTGACAAAACGAATCCGAAACTTCATCACGAGTACAACATAACTGAAGATTATTTCTCAGGCGATACGTGGTCTCGTACTGTTAACTGGTACTTAATGAAACGGTACTCGGTAATGTACGACCCGGTAACGAAGTCGTTTGTCCCGATGTTCTCAATGCCGACGAAATTGTTCTCTGGTGTAAAGAAAGTGTACACTGTAGACGGACAAGAGGTTGAAATTGATTTATCGAAGACCGTTACACCGACATGGTCGAATATTATGAATTTGTTCGGCGGCGAAGGTTCTATTCCGCCGTTCAAACACTCAAATCGTCTTGGGCATACGATAATCAACAAAGGTGACAAAACCGTAGACAACGCGGCAATCATTTTGAAAGCCGGAGATGTTATCGATTTGTCGAAACTTCCTCAAGAGTTACGTGTTAAGTACGAGAACATACCGATGGTTTTCACGACGGACACGACGCACAAGTTCACATTTGATGGTCGTCCATTCGGGTTGAGCGCAAATATGAAGGTTGACTCTGTAGAAGGGTCGTACTATGACGGTCAAATATGTGTCATCAGAGTCGACTGGAGCGAAACGGATATCAACTTTGTTCCTGCAATGGTTGCTGCGCACGAATTTGGGCACGCTATTACTGATATCGGTGATGCGTCGATCAACGTTAAAAATCTGGCCGGGTCAATAGAGAATCGTGTTCCGGAAGGACCTGCTCGTACTGCGCTTACCGAGGCGATTGCCGCTGCTCTTGGTACACCGAACGACATTAAAAGATACAAAGACGCTTACGATTTAGCGTATGCGTTTTATCGTGTAGTGTACAGCGAACGCACTACCAGAGCGCCGTATCGTGTCATTACCGAACGATTCCCAACGCGTCTGGAAACCGACCTCAATACCGGTAAAACCGTTCGTGTCGGTAAGTTCGCTGACCCATTGCTCGATGATTTCTTCAATTGGTTCATACCGAAGGCAGAAAAGGCGAAAATATGCTTCTACACAGCGAAGAGCAACGCACAGAAAGCAACGGATGTCGCATATCAAGTCGAGACTGACCTTGGACTGGGCGTAAATGAGACGGATAGCTTGCGAGCGTACGGCTTCTCAGATGAGTTCATCGATATATACTCGACGGGCCGAATGACGAACAACGACGTCAGACGTTTGATTTACAGCGATAACATCGGTAACGCCGACGCTTGGAACTTCGTTACAACGGTATTGTACCCCAATGAGCAAGTAAGTGCTGCATTGCCGGGCACGATACAACGCAACTTGAAAGACATTCCGGAATTGCTGCTCATCATATATTCGATGGGCGACAAGAAAGGGATGTTCAAGTCGACGCAAGACGTTATGGACGCGTTCAATGACACGCTTGCCGCTGACCCGAATGTCTACACGAAATACTCGAAGCTCGTCGATAAACTGTTGACGAACACGAACGTTGCGAGTGGAACGGCGAACGTATGGTTGTTGTCGTATGACGGACCGATATTGACTTACGACTGCGCAAAAGCGTACGTCGATCAAGCGAAATACGGCTTCACACCTGACCTCAAAACGACAGCGATTGAAGTCACGACGTCTGAAGGAAAGGACGTTCTTATTACGGATATCAACGGCAAGGGCGTCACGGAATCGACCGAAGATATTGCTATTCGAAATCTCGAAGAACAAGGCGTTGACGACGTTATTCCGTCGACAGAGCTTGGCATACCGAAAGACGAGTTTATGAAGCGGTACAAAGAAGGTATCGCACGTATGAGCGACAAAGAGCGCATTCACGCGTGGGACGTCTTGGAACTGCGTCAGGCCAAAGCGGACTTGAAAGCGAAGTTCGGCGACGAATGGAACGACGTCCGAAAAGAAATGCAACAGCTGTTGCAGCCGCAAGACCCGAAATACAAGTTATCTACGGTCCATCAGCACATTCTCAATAGAATACGTGCCCAGATAAGCAAGGCCAGAATGGACAACATCGACGTTTCTGGGCTTCCTCAGAAAGGCGTAGACTACAACTTGTACACTGACACTGATACGCTGATGCTGATCGAAGAGACGTACGCAAATTACGTCAAGGATAGAATCAACGCGAAAGAAGTCGCGGAAGTTAGGTCGACGCTCAACATCAAGCCTGAGAACGAAGGCGTGAGGGCGATCAAGGAATCCGCTCGTAAGAAAGCTAAGAAAGGCGCACCTGATACGCAGCAAACGCCTGTCGATAACATGGAAGATGTTCCGGTTAAAGACGGTGTTATTCCCGTTGTTATTCCTGAAGATACGGATACCGACGTCGATACAAAATCTGAAAGCGATACTGAGACAAAGAAGGTCAAGAAGCCTAAGAAGCCGAAGCCGGTATCACCGTTCGATCTGCCTCCTGAATGGAAGAAAGTATTCGAACCGAAGCCGTGGAAATGGGGTGAAGAGTACGATTACGCCTCAAACTTACGCGCAATGGGTTTCTCAGACGATTTTATAGAACACTTAGAAACGCCAGTAACGAGTGAGGGTACAGTCATTAACAAGTTTTGGGTTGAAGAGCGTATCAACTCGTATAACGGAACTAACCCTGAAGTTATCGGTAACGCTACTGCGTGGGCTGTAGTATTGCAATGGTTATATCCGAATTCGCCGTTCAAGACGTTGGACCAGTTGCAGCAAGCTCTGTACTGGTTGCCTCGATTTGCGTCACTCGACACAACGTCGACTGGCGTCCGTGACATGGCGCTCGATGGGTCAACAGTCAACGAATATTTCGACGAAGCGCAGTGGACGCAAATGCAGACAACGATCGAAGGATTGATTAAAGACCCGTCGAATAGAATACCTTGGCACCTTATTGAAGAGATGAAATTACCGTTGACGGTTCAAAACGTGTATGCTTTCCTCTTAAAACTCACACGCGATATAGGTCATCACGGTCCTCTTGCTGCAGCTATCGAGATACAGCAAGCGACGAACAAGTTGACACCGGAACAACGTCGACAAGTGTACGACCAGATATTGCTTAAAACTGGTAAAGACGCTCACGACGTTGAGGCAATGGACCAAACGGCTAAACGTGTTGCACAGAAAGAAGTTTCAGAAATCGAAAAGCGTAAAGAAGCGTATAAGCTACAGCAAGAAACGAACCTCGCAAACGCCGTTGAGAATGCGAAGATTCGTAACGCTGCTCTTGCCGAAGCCGAAGAAGCGTACGAAGCGAACAAGAACATAAAGGTTGAGAAATCTAAGAAAGGCGGTCGCTTGATCGAAGCAACGAACCTTACAACTGGCGGACCGGACGTCAAATCGAATCGTAAACCGAAAGATTACGTCTTGAGCCCAAGCACTAAAGAACGTTTCAATAAACTCAAATCGTGGCGTCCGAGTAGAAACCTCAGGCCGATCACGGATATCGAACAGTTCAACAACGCGTTCAAAGCTCAGTTGATGGAATGGAGCAACGAGTCGATCGTTGACTTTATGGATATGGTCCGTGCGAAGTACCAGAATCTGAGTGACTACCAGCGTCTTGCGATATTCTACACGCTTGCAACGTTGTACGAGTTCAACCAGAATATGTCTCTGACAACGCGTGACCTTGTCGGTCAGTTCAGGAAACGACTTTCAAGTAGTTCTGGTACGTTGCTCGCTGCACAATCGCACGTTGAAAATACACAAGCTGACGCTGACCGTTACCGCGACGCTGCTCGTAAGATGGGTATCGTTGCAGATGAAGAGTTGCTTGCAGCGTTTGTCGACGCTCGTCGTTCTGGGGACTACAAGAAAGCAATGGAAGTCCAACAGCAACTGTTGCTCGATATGGCGAACAAGATTCCTAAGATACGTGAGTTGCTGAAACAGAAACGTTACCACGAAGCCCTTAAAATCATCACTCGTCGTATCAACTCGTTCAGGTACACTGCGATGTTATCGAACCCGGCAACGCACGTCAGGAACTTAACGTCGAACATTGCCCTCAGTGGAATAAACGAAGTAAGCGAACGTCTTGCACAACGCTTAGCAGTCAAAATCAACGAGAAGCTTGGAATAAAAGGCGAATTTGTTCTCACTGCGAAACGTCATAAGTTCAAGGATATTCCGTCTGACGTCAGAGCGTATATCGATCAGAAGCTTATCAATAACGGACGTCTCGACGCGATATTGCAAGGCAGTAAGTTCAACCCGACAAGCGACAACATTATCGAAAATATTACGAACGCTTACCCGTTCTTCAGCGACGACGTCGTGAACAAAGCATTGCAGAAGTGGTACACGTTCACATTCGATATGTTGAGCAAAGGCGATGCTATATTCCTCGGCCGCGAGATACAGATACGTCTCGCACAGTACCTTGAATCGCTGAATAAACCTCTTAAAGATATAAGCAAAGACGACTTTGAGATGTTACTTAACATGGCGCTCGATGACGCACAGCAACTGTACCTCCGTAAGTCGAACAACTTCACGAAGTGGTACGCTAAGATGTCGTATGAGTTCCCGGTCCTCGGATTGCTGTTCACGTCATTCTTGCCGTTCGCGAAGGTCACCGCAAATATCACGTCGTTCTTGATTCGATTCTCGCCGTTCAACTGGGTGAAAGTCCTTGCCGACGCTGCAGCATATAAGTATCAGACGCAAACGTTGTTCATTGAGACAGTCGAAACGCGTGTTGACCCGATCACCGGTAAGACGTACGAAGCGCTTATTCAGAAGAAAGTAATGCGTGGCGGCGACGCTGACAAAGCGCATCAACGTGGAAGTCAGTTGTACGATATCGTTCCGCAGTTTGCAAACATCATCGGCCGAGACATTTCCTCGGCGACGATAGGCACTGTTCTGTTTGCAATGGGCATTGCTGCTGGTCTGGGTGGCGTGCTTGACTGGGACGAAGATACTTACGGCAACCTCGTCATTCGTGTCGGCGATTACGCAATCACTATCGACTTGTTGTCACCGGGTATCAGTGCGTTGCTCCTTGGCGCGTCGATCACGAGCAAGACGAAAATGAACGACAAGACCTGGGACACGTTCGCAGACGTGTTGAGCAACCTGACATTGCTTGGAACATTCGACGATATCTTGCGATACAACGATAACGTCGGCGACGTTGTTGCGAGCGCGTGGGGTACGTATCTGTTACAATACGTTCCGGCACTGTTCAAGAGCATCGCGCGTGTTATCGACCCGAGCCTTAAGAAGACAGGGTCAAAGTGGTATTACCGTCTTGCAGCTGCACTTCCTGGGTTTACGTACCTCGTACCGAACAGAGTCGATCCGTACACAGGTGAGTATATCAATGACGACGGAACACATCGTTGGTTGAACTTAATGCAGATCGTGTTGCCTGCGAGAATTATCAAGGAAAGTACGAATTACCTCGAACTCGAAGCGATACGACTTGGCACGACGACCACTGGACCGAGTGGCAGGTTACAATACAATGATGACGTGATTGTCCTCACTGGTAAGGAAAAAGAACAGTACGAACAGAGACGTGGAGCATACGTCAGGTCGTTAGGCAATAAGATGGTTTCGAGTAAAGAATACTTGGACGCGCCCGACGAGTTGTCGAAAGAAACAAAGAAAGCCACAGGAAAGCGTGACAGAAAAGACATGCTTGAATGGGTTTACAGTAAAGCAAGTAAGTATGCTAAGATTGAATATTGGTTGAATAAAGGGAATACGTACACTACTTCAGATGTGAACGAGTATCAAGAATTGGTCGCGATATTCGGACCTGATAAAATCAAGTTCAGGAAAAGCGGAAAGCTGCTAACGAAATTTACGAAATAAAAAAAATACCCTCGACATTACGTCGGGGGTATTTATATTTAATGGAGACAGATGAAGTTCGGGATGAGCTCGTGGGCGTACCGGATATAGAAGTCGTAATCGATATCTAAGTCCTTGAGATTATACTCAGAAATATCGCCGTTGATTAAGATTATATTGTCCGGGCAATCCGGGAAACGGTGTGCAGAGCCGTCTTTAATTTTGTACAGGGTGCCGATGCCGCGGCGTGATACGACAAATCGGTTTGTGTTGTTGACCTCGAGTTCTTGGTTGTTGGTCTTGTATATCGTCCTCTCGAACGTACTGCCGCTCTTGACGCACATTGCAAAGTCCATTATATCGGTACAATTGCGGACTGTTTCTTCGATCGGCGTACCGTCGAGCAAGAGCTTGAACGCAGCAATATGAGATATCGCATACGACGCGGGTTTTAACCTATCACGCTTCGGATATACCCACGAACCTTTGCTCTTCGCTTGTCCGTTGTCTTTAACGAAGATGTAGTTATTGACGTTGTTCTGAACAAGCATTTTGCCAGCGTCGACCTCAAACGTGAAGCCGATGCGTTTGTTGATTTTCTCGACCGCTTCCTCAAAGCCTTCCCAGTTCGGTACGTATAAGAACGCGCCATCGGTATTTGTTTGAAGTACTTCAGTACCCGGGAATTGTTTCTTCAAGTCATTGACAACGGCAATCAAGAGAAACTCACCGACAGCACACATCGTTATGATACGCGACGGGTCGTAGAATTTCGAGTACTTGTTACGCATTGCCCCAGATACAGCGTTGATGAGGACTTTGTACTTGTCACGCAGTGACTTCGCTTGTTTGGCCGATTCGAAATTGCCAGCCGCTTCGTACTCACCGACCTTGACCTTTAAGTCACGTACAGCTTTTATCATATCGCCGAATATTCTCTTACCGGCTTCGTCCATACCACGCGGCATAAGGTCGAAGTTCATAAGCATATTCGGGTAATACTGCGTAACGTCAATCGAGAAGATTCGACCGTTCTCGTTGCTCTTAACGATAATCGGTTGCTCGAAGTCGCTATGCACGCCGCCAACGCCGAGCTTATACACGTCGCCGTCATACACGAACGTACGTACTTCGTTCTGGTCTTCCAATAGGAACGCGAACGGGTCAACACCGTCGAGCATTTCCTTAATGTAATCAAGAACGTAAATCGAGGAGCGTTTGTCCTCTGCAGCAGTGCACGGCGTTTTCTGTACGCCGGTCGCTTCTGCTGTGAGTCCTTGCATTGTGCGTTGATACGCTTTCTGAAGGGGAATGTTGTAATGTTCCGAGACGTATTCGTGTATTGAGAAATACCCTTCGCGGTCGTGGAACAGTTGTAATGCTGCATTTGTGTCGGCGTGGCAATACTCGATGATTTCCATCTTGTCACGCGGACTGAGATTTTCTTTACCGAACGGAACACTTGACTCGACGATCGACATACCTTGATTCGCTTCATACATTTTCAATGAGCCGAATTTCCAGTCGCTGTACAAGTCAATCCAGTTCCAGCGGTAATGCCCGAAGTGCGACGTCCACTGTGTCGAGACGTTGTGAATGATGTTATCAGACACTTCGTACACTTCTGAGGGAGTACAACCGCTTACGATTGCGTACAGAATGTACAAGTCGTATGAGCGGATATTGAAGCCGATAAGACGGCAATTTGCAATTAAGAGACGCAGGTTACGTACCGCTGCAGGGTCGTCGGACGTGATAACGCTGATTTTGTCAGGCGTATCAACGCGACGAGTGCAGCAGCACCACCAGTTGGGAAAAACTTCGAAGTCGAAGATGATGTTAATTAGTTTTGTTGTCGACATATGTAAACCTCAGTACAATATTCTGTCCAGCGTCATCGGGTAATTTGGCGCTAGTGATGAAGAGTAGTGAACACAACTCAGATACGAAACTATGTTTTCCTATCGGACGCATACCGTTAAGCTGACAATACAACGCGTATTCCGCGAAGACAGAACCAACGTCTCGGCCAATAAGCGAGTCGCGAGTGATGTTCTCGTCGTCGATATATTCGGACAAGGCCGATTGCATACGCTGGTAAGCTTGCAAGTTGTTGTCAACCACGAACGAGCGAGTGAGTTCTCCGCGTTCAAGAGCGGCACGTATTGCCGACGCTGCAAGGTAAATCAAATACTCGAAGTCGGCTTCACTCAGTTTGTCACAGAAGAAGGTCGTCGGCTTTTGTATCTTAGTGTTCATATCGATGAGCACTAAACGACGCATAAAGCCCGACGTACGGTCGGCTGTGTTCGGGAGCTTGTTCGTAGTGAAAATCATTGTTGCGTAGTTCGAAAACGATGAAGGGTGACCGAACTTACGTTGTATCATCATACGCTCGCCTGATACAAGTTTCTTGATAAGAGACGAGTCGTTGATTTTACCAAACGGAATATCGTCGCCGATATTGACGAGCTTACCTACAAGCTCCCACGGATAGAACGTATTTTCAAGGTCCTGCAGCGACAAGAATGCCGCATTCTCTTCACCGACGAGTGACGTAATAATACGCAGCAACGTCGATTTGCCCGTTCCGCCTTCACCGTAGATAAGATACATCTTTTGGAACAATGCCCTTTTAAGCAAGCAATCGCCGATCATTTCGAGTATAATCGCTCGTTTCTGAACGTCGTTGTTCGAGCACATATCCAAGAACGCGTTCATAATCGCGGTAGGTGGAGCGTTTTCGATATAGTTGTGGTTTATGTGTGTCGACACAAAAAGCTGTTGCGAGTGCGGGAACGTTTCCCCAGTCTTAATATCGAGTACACAGTTGTTAAAAGATATAAAGTGCCAAGCGTCGTTCATTTCGTCTTCGACAAGTGGCGCTTTGGTCAGAAGGTGTTTGTACACTTCCTCACGGCTCGTTGAACGGAATTGCGGAGCATACTCAACAGAGATTTCACGTTCAATGAAACGATCTGCGATAGGCTTGTAATAACGTCCGTCGAACACGTACAGTCGTTTCTCATCGCTGTAGAATTGTTTGTCAAGCAGCATTTGACGCGCAACGTCCACTTCTTGCTCGGCAAGAGTCTTACGTTTGGCGCCGGTGTTCGGTGCGGTGAGATTCGATTCACGCAATACCGTCGAGTTAAGTTCGGCGTTCGATAACGGCTTCGCAAACAGACACTCGTTTATCATCTGCCCGATAGCGGACAATGAGTTCACGTCGTTTGTCTTGCTCTTGATACGGTTTATCCATCTGAACAATGCATCGTTCCGGCCGTCGCCGTCGTCTAAACCCATGAGATTGACATCATCGAGATTGATCGACCCTGCTTGACCGAAAGGGTACAACGGAATCGGCAAGTAATCGATTTGTTCGTCGAGATGAGTCCACTCACGATCAGGGTCATTGAGCGGCAAGACGATATATCCACGCCCATCGACGCGGTAGTCGACTTCCAAAGACGACATTGTAACGACGTGTGACGAGTTAGTGATTGTCCGAGCGATGCGCACTTCTGCAGGCAACCGGAAAATGAAGTGCATTCCGCGAGACGTTTTGAAGTAACAGCAATGAATGTCGTTCAACTCAACATATTTTCTGACAACGTTTGCGGTGGTCATATCATCACAGTCGACAACACAATGTCCTTCAGACACTATCCAGCCGACTCGTTGATTTGGCCCAACGTACAACGTTTTGTATGGATACTTTTGAATGCCCTCAGGTGTTTTGTCACCCGCCTTAATCAGACGGTAAACTGAGTTAGGAAATATAGTATTAAACCTTTCGAATTCGGTCATATTATACCTCCGAGTGACGTGTCACCGACCGCAAGTACTCGTCAATCGTCTGTTTCGTTTGAACAGCGTGGTACACTTTTTCGTCGATCGTTCCTCGTGAAATCAACGACGTGAAGTACGTTTCCTTAGTCTGTCCAACGCGATAGATACGTCCTTGCATTTGGGTCCATTCAATGTAGCTGTAATCGTACGAATACATCACCATTCGTCGCGCCCACGTTTGAAGGTTCAGTCCTTCACCGCGGCTTATCTGTCGTAAGAACGTATTCGCATACGGCAGCAGAGATACTTCGTCTGTTACAGTTCGGTTTTCTTCGGCAAGCATTCGTTCGAGCATTTCCTTTTCGTAAATAAACGAATAGGCAATAATGATATTCTCATCGTTGTGCTCACGAATGTACTTCCGCAGTGCTTCGATTTTCGGGTTCTTATCAGGGCACAAGTTCTTAACAAGCTGTTTTCCAGTATCAATATCGTTGTAATAAATGAAACCGCCTGCAGCTTGTCTTGCCTTTGCGCACGCTTCGAGTTTCGCAACGATAGAGATATCCTCATCACTCAGGGCAATAATACCTGCTTCAATCGCGGAATACTCAGGCGTCGCCATACCGTCGACATAAATCACATCTTCGTGACGCTCTGGTAACTTATGGACGTCGTCGAGATTGATACTGTCACAGTATTGAGCGAACGTCGAACTAAGCTCGTCGGCAAATTGTAATCTGACCGTCGTCGGCTTGCTAATGTTCTTAGTACCATAGCGCGTTGCAACCGGGAATGAATACGTGTTGTAATAACGCCCAATGAACGCTGAGTCAGGGTACTGGAACTCAGCGACCCCCATATTACGCAGAATACGGAAAGTGTCGATGTATGAGTTAGCAGCGATCGTTGCCGACGCTCCCCATACGACTTTCGCTTTCTTAGACAGCTTCGAAGCAATGCGCGCCGTCTGAGTGTTACAACCTTTGATTTTGTGGCACTCGTCGAAGATGATATAGTCGAACGTAGGGAGGTTTGTTATACGAGGGAACATATCGTAATGCAGATACGTCACGTCGTGATTGATAGGAATACCGAGCTTTTCCCACATATCGAAGCGCACTGACTTCGGGGAAGCAATGAGAACTTTGCCGCGTGGCAATTGGTTGAGAGCCGCGATGAGTGCAAGTGTCTTGCCTACGCCGCAGTCCCAGTAGAGAATGTATCGTGGGTGTGATAAAAGTAAATCGACGCCAGAGATTTGATAGTCGAATAAATCGTACTGACGTCCAGAATTATCTGTTAGTATCATTTAAGTTATTCTCCAAACTATTCAGTTCTACAATAAACTTATCAAAATCGTTTACAACTAACGCTATTCCACCCGCTTTCGTGATGTTCGCCAGTTGTATTTTCTGATGTTCCGATAAACCGTTCTTACGGCCGGGGCGCTTTACTTCGATGCCGATGAAATGTCCACGATAACACGCAAGTATGTCGGGTATTCCACGAGGCATTTCGGGCGATGCTGCTATCTTAACAAACCACGCCCTGCGCCGTGTAAGTTCAGTTTTAATGAGATTCTCGAGTTGTTTCTCCGGACCCGCTGTCGCCATCGTTGTCCTCCTCGGTGGCCTTCAAGTTCAACACTGCCGATAAGGCGCTGATAACCATATACAGGTGTGACGCGATTTCGTCGGCTGCCTCACTGTCAGGCATTTTAGAGGCATTGAGCAACGACGCGCTTGTGTTGTATTTCAAAAACCACTTATCGTATTGTTTGAACTTGCGCTTATTACGAGAACACGCGAAGACGTAAATACAATAACCCGACGGGTCGAGTTCTTTGACTTTCTTTAACAGAGATTCTGTGAGTACAGGAACGACGGTAACTGTTCCGTCAACGAGTCTTTCCTCAGTGGTAAATGACACTGGAATATCTTTGAAAATACCATCGTACTTTGAGCTAACCAGCTCGTATGTTGGGGCATCGAAAATGATTATCATACTGTCTCCTTATAAGTTTTCTGCAATGTGGACTTTGAGAACGTCCGATGCATATTTCACGCGGCACAACGGGTGTCCGCTACAAACGCTGTACGCTTCGTATACTGTAATGATTTCGCTGAGCATATTCTTGTCAGGCGAGAGAGGGTGTTCCTCTTCACGCTTTGCAATACGGTCAGCCGTTGACTCAACGTCCTCAGGGACGAATATCGTCAGCCCAGAGCCGAATCGGGATATGAATTTTTCGAGAAAGATACATTGTTTGATACTCAGCGAAGAGCGTTTACGTTCGTAATTTCCGTGGACCCACTCAGACACGAAGCAACGGTCAACAACCGCGTTCTTATGAGTGAGTTCGAAAATGACGTACTTCAAGACAATGTACCAGCCGCGCTTGATTATTGGTCTACCGTTGTGATAGTACTTAAAACCATAATTGGCGAGCTCGTTCGCAAGGGTTGTTTTGCCTGTTCCGTTAGCTCCATCGAGCCAGATATTATTTGGCATTCTTTACCTCCGACATTGTCTTTAAGAGCTTGAATTGGTTGTTCACTTCGCAAAGCTGATCGATTGCGTCGTTCACGGTCGGTGCCGTTGTCAGAATCGGCATCAGCTGATTCCAGTCGATCGGGTCGAGAGCTTTGACCGGATAGAAGCGGTCCTCGCGGCAAGAGATTCGTGTACTCAGCGGTGACTCGATAAACTCTTTCACGTCGCCCGTATACAAGTGCACGTTGCCGGCAATGAAATGAAGTTCGCCGTAGTCGAGCCCAGCGTTCGCAGCACAGATTTGCAACAACAACGTGAAGAACGGCAAGTCGTATACAATGCCTTTCCATATATCGGAACTGCGCATATAGACTATTGCGTCAAGACCGTCAGTCAAATCATTGAATGCGAACTGCAACATAACGGTGCAGCACGTATCTTTGGACGGAGTCTCCGGCTTCAGCGGCGGCTTGATATGAATCACCGCTTGACGAGTGAATTGGTCCTCTTTAAGCAGGTTGATACAATATTCCAGTTGGTTGAAACCGTAAGCGTATTGTACTTTGTGACCGTAGTTGCTGTTAACGTGGACACCGTCATCTGACAACGATTTCCAGATGTTCTTGCCAGCGTTCGTTTCGAATGATTCCCACGTGTCTTCGCCTTTGATATACCAACGGAGCTCAGCTACAAGGTAACGGAGCGACATTGCTCTTGTTTCCGACAATACAAGCGGATATCTCGTATCAGTCAGGACAGAGTGATGAGCGATAAGAAACGTTGTTTCGTCACCGCCCATATTCTTACGGCAAGGGTACTTCGGCATATACGGACTCGATAACCGACAGTACAAGTTTTCCCATAACTCCGTTGCGGTAGAGTATTGGTTTATGCGTTCATACGCTATCATATAGTTTACCTCGTTGTGTCCCGCTCAGCTGCACGTGGACGGTAATCTTTTATCTCAACGTTAGGCAGTGCGGGGTGAATAATCTTGAATACAACCAGCTGGAAGTACGCAGTGCCACCGAAGAGTACAATATCCTCGTCTGAGAAGTTGTGGACCCAGACGTGAAGCGGTCCGGTGTAATGCGCGTCGATCGGCGGGTTTTGTATCAAGATTGGTAGATGAGCCCATTTGCTGCGAATGAAGATAAAGCCGGCAGTGAACGCGGGCAAATCTAGATTCGCAACTGAAAGCTCTATTGTTACGCCCGAGTGAGCAGGAATGTGTACGTCTTTTTCAAGAGCGATATCAATACCAGCGTCAGTCGGATGTCCTTTTGTTAATTCGTTCATACGTTTCTCTCCTTTAGCTTAGTAATTATACGACGGTATGTTCTGTGAACAGTGGACAGTGACATTCCAGTAAGTTCTGCGATGTCCGTCTTAGTAAGCGAGTCGCAAATAAGCCATTCAACGAAAAGCTTTTCGTCATCGGTAAGGGTAGACACGTCAAGGTCTGTAATGCAAATCTCGTCAGTAAAATCAGAACAACTGTTCTGTGAGTCAGGAATATCGGTAACAAATATGTTGCGATGTTTTGTGAGTTCTCGTAAGATTTTACGATACAATATCAAACGAAACAAAGAATACGTTTGGAACGTTTCTTCTTTTTGAATCAGATCGAACATTGCGTCCCACGCAAGACTCTCAATGTCAACGCGGTAATGGGCACGAGAAAAAGTATACTCCATATCTCGTACCCCACGTTGAACCATCGACGACATTTGCTCGTCGGTAATCATTTACCGAGCGCCGCAAGTAAAGTCATTGCGTCATTGACGCGAGCGATGTCTTCAGGGTTTTCCAAGAGACCTGCGGTCGCAAAGACATAGTTCGAATAAGGAATATTCGTTTTACTCGTTGCTTTGGTCAGCGAAATGAGCACGCGGTAATCGCGTAAACGTTTCCTTGCCATAAGAACTTGTGTCTGGAACTTCGCGAGGTTGGATAAGCTCGTTGAAGGTAAGTTAATGACTCGGGGAATTCGTTCGCCGTCAAGCAATACGTAGAGCAGACGACGGTTTTTGCAAGCTTTGCCTCCGTTCTTACCGCTGCCGAACTGATTGTAAGAGCATTTTGCACACTCGTGTTCGTTGCCATCTTTGTCGACGCCTATGACACCGTCATTCGACGAACAATCGGGCGGAACAGCGGTTCCATCGTAATCGTCAAGGTACATGACATTCGACGGGAAGCTCTTCAAGATAACGCAGTCGAGCGTTTTCATCGGAGCAGTGGTTCCGGTAGTGGGGTCTTCGATTTCGAAAATCGTACCGCCCGCTGTCGGGGTATTGATTTTCATAAATTCGAGTTGCAGGCCGTCAGCGTCTGCGAATACTTCGCTGAGATATTCTTCGGGACTTTGCGCGACAGGGCCGAGAGCGTTATCGGTGGGAACGGTTGGGACAATTTTGTTTTCGACTTCTTTTTCCATAAGTGTCTCCTATTTAGATTTGGTAAAACTGATATCGTTGTATTCGAAACCTGAAAGAGTGCTTAACAAATCGGCAGGAATTTCGCCGTATATTTCTTTCAAGTCAGAACAGAACGCGTTGAGCTTCTTTGAATTGATGCCGTATAACGCGGCGGTGTGATATTTCGAGTCGAGTTCGTTGAACTTCTCCGGATCGATAACTGAGTACGAATACTTAGTAACAACTTTCGCTGTCTTGCCGTGGGCAGACGCAGCAGTCAAACCGTTCTCGTTCAGTTGTGAGATTATCAAGTTCTTGAGCGAAGTTCGACGGGCTTTGAGCGACTCAAGCTGTTGTGATACTTGCGCACATTCGTCGTTGATTTCGATGAGTTGCGCAATTAAATCGGTCATTTCAGGCATAGTCGTCATATACAGAGGTCATCGGCATCGATAAACGCTTCGGCGATAACCGTCGAGTTAAAGCCGACTTCCTCTAAGATATCCGCCAGGTCGTCCATACTATTGGCGATGGCAGAGTCATACGTTTCCTCATAAGGAATACCAAAGGCGTACGTAAGCTGTTCAGTGCGGACGGTTCCATACGGAGTGAGAATAAACATTGCCCAGCGGCAGTTGCGACGATTCACAATGCACAACTTATAACGGTTGTCAGAGTTCACGAACGCAACTAACTCGCGGACGAATGCTCCATTGGTCTGTTCATACGTAGGCAAGGGCATTGCCGACATAATCTCGTTGACCTGCTGCAATGGATATATTCCCCGTAGACATTCCGCAACAATCTTGTGTGCAAAATATCTCGGGACCATATTATTCAGCCATTGCGTTTGCTACGTCTTCAGCGATTTTGTTAAGCTCGCTCTTGGGTTTGTTTGCAGCTTTCGCCGTTTCGATTTCCTCGATGAAGCCGGTGTTGATTGCCGCAACGAGCGTGTTGAAGATCGTGATTTCGTCTGCGGTCAAGAATTTTTCATATCCTTCGGGGACGACTACACTGGGAGCTTTACGTTTGCGCCCTGCGCTTCTGCCGGCAACGAGAGAGTTTTCTTCGAGTGTAACGACTTTGTCTTCAAGGTCGCCGATGTTGACGAACGATTTGCCGAAGCCGAGTTTCTTGATGTTCACGGAATATTTACCGCTGCTTTCTTTAACGATGGGGCAAACAATCACGTTTTCGTCGTTCTCTTTCTGTGCATACGCACGTTTGTCAGTTGCTACAATTTTCAATGTTACCATATTAACCTCCTTGTTGGTAAACATATTTTTGTCTTGGTTGTGTCCGAACCACATTTCCGCCGCGTTCTCTGGGAGTGGCGACGGAATGGCCGGTGAGATGTCAAAGCCATATACATTGCTCGACGATAACGCCTCTTTAATTTCTTTGATTTTCTTCGGGTCTGTAACGACTACAGGTTTATCGTCAATCATATTTGCCTCTGGCACAGGGTATTGTTTTTTAATACAATTTTATTTTTTAGCATCGTCAAACGTAACAACGATGTCGTATTTGACGAAGTTGTTGCTGACTTCCGGGTCTTTGTACGTATCGCGGGGTACAACGCTAACTATCGCAATGGGCAGCGTAACGACTTCGGGGTACTTCTTGGCGCTTTTTGAAAGGTCGGTCATCACGTCGACGCCCTTGTATGGGGCAATGACGTTGAGTTCGATGTTAGGGTACAGAGCGTCTACGAGCTCCGGAAGGGTTTTACCTACAAAGGTTTCGGGTTTGGTTGCTTCAAAATCGACTGTGTTCATTCTTTTGTCTCCTTTTTATTTATTTCTTCGCTTATTTTGCGAATCTTTGCAAAAATATTTGTGAGTGTTTGTCCGATCGACTTGCACTGGTACTTCTCAGCCAGTTCTTTGACTGTGGCGCCGCACAAGTAATCGCACAGGATATCCCAGTGTTTGGGGTACAGTTTTTCTTTCGCTTTGGCCAGAACGTAATTGACAATCATACGCTGGTCCGCAGCGGCGATCGAATCGAAATTCTTGTCGGGAATATTACGTTTATCTTCAAGACAAACCGTCGGTGAACGGTAATACCACCTGAAGATTCTTCGCGCTTCGGTATACATACGACGCTCGATGGACGCTGCTGCAAACGTTGAGAATTTATACCCGGTGGACGGGTCATACCGTCTCGCTGCTTGCAAAAGTCCCAAGAAGCCCGCAGATATCAGCTCGTCGTAAAACCGCTCTTTGATTTCTTGGTACTTATCGAACTTGTGCCAGTACACGTAGTACACAAGCGGAATGTTCTCAGTACAGAGCTTTTCGATATCGACCGCGGGTTGCTTATTCGTAGACATTGTAGATTTCGTCCCCTTCTTCGATGGTTTCTCCGCACATATCACATTGTACGCCGTCTTCGTCGTGTACGTAATCTTTTGCTGTGAATACCTGTTCACCACGAGATAACAACTCGAGGTAACATCTATAACAAATCGTCATACTTGCCTCCTTATTCGACGTACGTCAGGTTGAGTTGGTCTGCCGGAGAAAGACGTTCGGCGAGGTCGCCTTCTTTGGTGTCGAAATTGACGTCCACAAAGTCAGCTGCGTCAAGTACAAACTTTCCGTTATAATACGCGTCGATTACTTTCTGTTCTGCTTCTTCTTGGTTTTCCGCTTTTACCACCACGGGGCGGGTGAGTGTTTCTGTTACAAATGTGTAAAAATACTTCATAATATTTACCTCTGGCACAGGATATTATTTTTTAATACAATTTTATTTTTTAGCGTTATTTTATAGGTTCAAGCCACGTTTTTGAGTTTACGTAGTTCTTGATGTCGGGGTTGTATTGCTGGTCGTCGATATACTTACACAACGCGTTACGTACGTCGTCCTCAGTGCCGTAATCGAGGGCCGACGAAATATCGCGCGGCAGTTCGAAAATGCTTTCGTACGACATTACTTCACGGTAAAATTCATACGGGTCGTATGCGTCGTAACCGGTTGTTTCTTCGTTGTATTTTCGATCAAGAATCAAATCAATAATCATATGGTACCTCCTAAAACCACTCGTAAGCTCTGGCAAATTCACCTACTTCGTCGTCGCTTAACCACGATAACAGGTCTTGTGCCAGTTGTTTCCAGTTACATCCGTTACTGAGAATCTCTTGTAATTTTGCTTCATTCGGTCTTGCTTCGTCAGTATACATACTGCCTCCTATTCCGCTTCAGGGTTTGAAAGCAACGAGAATATGTGATCGATTGTAACAACCGGAACATATTGCTCGTCGTGGTATTGTCCGTTGCTGGTATCTCGCATTAAGAACGACAGAGCGTGTTTCTTGATTGTATTTACGAACGTTTCTAAACGCAGATCGACATACGCCTCAATAGATTCTGTTAACGTTGTAATGATATCCGAAAGGTGCGTGTCGGATATTTTCGCAAATGCCGCTGGGGAAACGGACGCAAACGCTTGGTTCTTAGACAAGTCGATTGTCTTGGCTTCAGGGCTGTTTTGTTTCTCTGCCGGAATTTGAACGATACCCATATCCACGAGTTCTGTGGCGTAGCATGTTTCAAGACAGTTCGGTGAGTCATAGAATTTGCATTCTTCGCACACTTTCCCGATGCATTCACGTACGCGCGCTTGGCGCAATACGTCTCTGATAAATTCAATTTTTTCGTTTCTGGTTGGCATAATTATTCCTCCGATTGTTTGAGAAAACGAGGCGGCACAGAGCCTGCCCTATAGGCGACGATTTTGATTTTAAGGTCGTTATCGTCAATGAACATCGCTAAATCGTCAATGTCGATGCTTCCGTCTTCTACAAGTAATATTTTGATTTCTTCGGGTTCTTTGTTTTTCTTGATACGTTTAGTGAATAGTTTCATTCCTTTACCTCCGGTTGCTCCAGACAATTTCGTCAACATTCCAGTTATCACACGGACTGTACACGACTTCTACGCATTCGATAGGCAAATGTCGTGCCATGTCGATCGCGGCTTCTTTTGATGAAGATGTATAGAGCGGGTTCAAGTTGTCCCAAGATACGCCAGCGTTGACGACGTAGTCGCAATTTTTTATTTCATTGTCGTATACCTCCGAGATGTCTCTGCAATTCGGCGGATAATATAAACCACCATTGTTATTTCCAAAGCCCTGATGTACAACGTGGTTACCACAATCGGGACAATCAATGCCACCAAGCGGTTTCATATCACTTAACTCGTAAGTGAACTCGCAACCGCAATTTGTGCAAGTCGCCTTAAACTTCGTTTGTCCGTGCTTGATTACTTCTATCATTTTGCACCTCCGCTTTCTTGCACGCTTTAAGTCGTTTGCAATTAAAATCTTCTTCTTCCAGTGCGTAGTTGAATGCAACGCAATACGATGCTACTCCGTCGTCTACACGCATGGGACAAATATTATCGGGTTTGTCGCAGTATTCGTCTGGTACTTCGAGTTCAACTTTTATCTTCGGCATTCTGTACCTCCGCTGTGAGTTCGTCGATCTTCTCGACTTCGACAACCTCACGGCAATAGTCGTTCACGTACGATTTCGCTTTCAGTTCGTTCAAGACATCGATTGTTTCTTGCCTCGCGTTGCGCAGTTCGTCGTCAAGCAAAGCGCACTCGGTTTTGAGTTGTTTAATTTCTTTTTCTTGCTTTTTTATGAGCGCAAGCGCCGCGAGTTTTATTTCGTCGAAACACAAACTATGCGCTTCAAACGGACAACCATCACAAAGACTGTCAGTTGCCGCACAGCGTTTTAACCATTTCTTAAGCTCTTTGTTCGTCATTCCCGTTCCTCCATATACTTGAATTCGAATCTGTTGCAGCGCGTATGATACACGAGGTACGCTCCATCGTCACGTATGACGCGGTACGCGCACGAGAACGCGAAGCCATTCGCCCCGGTGATACGCATATCTTGTCCGTCGTGTTCTTTCATATCGCGCAAGCAATATTTGTACGCTTCTTCCTTTTTATCAGACCACGATTCGTATACGTCGTGCAATGATGTTGCGCTGCTGTTACAGTATCTGTGGAACATCTCTTCTTGTTTCTGAGTTAGGTTACAAGGTCTTAACATTATTTCCTCCGCTTGTTACGCCTCGCCCGTCGCTCGTCGCGCGTTGGGCGGTACGTTAAGTATATTTTATTTTCTTTGTGTTGACGCCATGCATTGAGCAGCGCCGTTGAAATCTTTTCTTGATACACGCAAAATATCGTTATTATTGCACCGAGCAATGCTCCGATAAGCAACCAGATGTAGAACGCCCATTGCAGAGACCCGAGATACACGATCGCCGCTGTGCCGAATATAGTCCAGAGCGTTGTGAGCGTACGGCTTATGATTTGTACGATGACGAATGTTTTCGTTTTCATCGGTGTGAGTCCAGCGACTAAGCATAGCAAGTCATCTGGAAACACGGGGAACAAGAACATAAACACGAGCGTCGACACCTCTCGTCCGTGCAGGCGAGCGGTAATCTTGTCGTACTGTTCCTGTTTGATTAGTCTTAGTACAAACCTGAGTCCGAAGTGTCTCGCTAAGTAGAATGCCAGCAGCGACCCAGCGAGCTGACCGATTAGAGTCAATATCAAGCACTCCCACCACGGGAACAGCAGAGCTCCGAGTACCGTTACAGGCGTCGAACTTATCGGTATGAACGTTACCTGCAAGAACTGGAATATCGTGAAGACGATCGGCGCCCACGGTCCGCTATTCCGTATGGCTTCGAGTATTGCGTTCATTTCCTCAGTTCTGCCTTCAGGTTCAATATCTCTGTGGTCTGCTCAGTGATGGTCTTGCGCATCAGGTTACATTCGTTGCGTAGTGCGTCTGCAATATATGCAGTAGTGATGTTATACCCGAGTTCTCTGAGGTATTTCTTCACGTCAGATACCTCAATGTTGAGCACGTCGGCACAGTAGTTGAGGTCGTAGAACGACGATTCCCAGAGGTCCGCAAGTGACGTATAGATATCCTCAGGTATGATGGACATATTGTCGAGTGCGGTTATCTTTACTATATACGACTGCGATTTGTGATATTTTTCCGCAAGCTCTTTGTAATTGAGTCCGTCGAGATAGTCGAGCAGAATGTTCTTGACAGTGTGGTTCTGTACGCGGGGCAGAGCTGCTTCAATCTCTTCACGGCGTTTGTCGCGCTTTGTACGGAGAGGTATCTTATTCTTGCGCAATATCTCGTATACGAGTGCTGTCGTGATACCGAACGTATCGGCAATGTCCTGAACAGTCGGGACCGTCGATGAATAGAGGTATTGCTCGCAGAGCAGTTTATCTCGCTCGGTTCGTGAGAACGTCAGGACTTCTGCGTCGAATATCTCACGATGGGGTGTGCCACTGAGCGCAGGTAATATCGTTTCGAGCGCAGTGGCGTCGCCGGTCAGAAACACGATGTCGTCATTCGCGATGTCAAAGTCCCAGTGCACTGTTCGGTTTGCGCACATAACGTGCAGCGTTTGTATGTCTTGCTCGCGGTCTGCGTATATGCCAGTGTCAAGCGTAATTTTCCATGTTTGCATTCTTAGTCCTCCAGGTTGAGTGCGGCTTTAAGAGCTGACGCGGCTGCCCTCAGCCGTACAGAGTACAGTTCACAACGTTCGGCGAGTTCTTGCGCGTTGAGCGGTGTGACGAGCGGTCTTGATCGTATGACCATATTGACGTATTTCGTTGATACGGCGAACTCAGGGCAGAGTTCTCGCAAGTAGCTGCTGATGTCGGCGGCCGTTGCATGGGTCGGGTCAGCTTGTAGCCGATAAGCATAAGTATAGCGTATGAAGTCGTCTCGCGTAATGCGCGCTGCTTCAAAGACTTCTTTCTTATCGTAGCCTTGGTATTGTTGTTTAAGTTCTGGTTCTTTCTTCATATTATTCGTAGTGTCTATGTTCGGCGTTCAGCACGATTTGTCCGATGGGCAATGTGTAATGGTTGATGTCCTTGCGCGTCAGCGTATGAGCTTGTATTTTGTCGTAGAAGTTCCTACGTGCTGCGGGTCCAATCTCGCTTCTGATTTGTCGATACAAGTAACGATTTACTCCGTCGTGATGGTATGCGTCGCAACGGAGGTCGTTGTGCTCGTCGATGTACCACTCCGCTTCCTCGATGTCTTGACCCGACGTGAACAGTTCGTCGAGCGTCGGTGCGTCAAACACACGAAATGCACAGTGCACGCCGTCCCATAGTCCGAGCTTCGCAATACAAATCACGTCGGTCGGGAAGATTGTATCGGCAAACGTGTTCATAAGCAATCGACGGTTGTCGAAATATAGGTCTGACGCAAGCTCGTCGAGCAATTCGTCTGACGCGTCGGGATAGAACTCTTTCAGGTCTTCCATCACGACGTCGCTATAGATAGTGCTGTACATATCTGATACAACGACGTATTTCTTCGGTTTACGTTTCATGGGGCAATTCCTCCTATGCAAGCTCGGAATCCGTGATTTCGATGTTCGTATCCATGATATCCCATTCGTCGATGTTGTCGTCGAACGTGTAACGGTTTTCAAGGTTCATCGAGTCGCAACAGAAGTTGTACGCGGCGTCTTCAGCTTCTGAGAGACTTGAAGCGTTGACTGTGATGCTTAGTTCGTAATTCATTGCCACTCTTATGTTGTACTGACGTATGATGCTCGCTTCAATCGCTTCTTTTGCGGCGCTTTCAGTCTCGTACTCGCCGATAACCGTGTAACCGGTATAATCGTCTTGCAAGAATACTTGGTACGGCGTACCTTCAGACAGCGGTGAGTGACTGACCTGACGCATATTGTGGTCAGCATCAACGAACGCCTCGTCGTCCCACTCAGCAAAGTACGCTTTCAGGAACTGGCACATGTCTCGGACATATATCTCTTTTTTGTCCGGAAATACGGCAATAATGTCCGTACCATACGTGTCGTTAAAAAGGTTAATTTTCTCGTCGATTGAATCAACAATGTCAATTGTCATTTTCTTTATCCTCCATTTTTATTTTTTATCGATATTTAATTCGGACGTCTCAGAATACGGCGTCTTTAACCAGTGCGCAATGACGTCCTCGCATTCAATCACAGTACCATCAGGCGCATTTTGATCGAGCTCAACGCACAAGTCCGTCAACGGACAGTCGTGAGCCATTTTGAACTCGCCAGTCTTTGGGTCGTAATCCATGCAAAAGAAATGCTTCGTATACAATCGAGCCAGCTGCTTCGTCGTCAGCGACTTCAAATACATTTCATTAGTCATGCCGTGACTGGGTATGTCGTACAGGGCTCGTTGCTGCGTTGCTGCAGCGTCTGCGGGTGCTTCGTACTTTGCACTGAGCTCAGTTATTTGTTGAAACAACTTATCAATACATTCACGTAACTCAGTATTTTCACGCTCGAGCTCAATAACACGTTCAGGTCTTATGTCGTGCATAATTGATACCTCCATATACAATATGTAAATGCGGCGATGCCGCGTTAGGTTCGGACTACCCTAACGCATAGAATAAAGAGATATTCCGTGCGTCTGTTGTTACAATAAACCCTAACGCACGGGAAAACTAATGACAAAAACCGTACGTTAGGGCGATGCTCTGCGGGCAATGCTCGTGGCTCAGGGTACGTTGACTGCAAAACGTGTAAGCCAGTCATGGCAAATGTTCGACCGTAGGCTTGAGGGTGGCAAACCTCCGGTCACGACCGTCGGGAGAAAAATGGAAAAATGTCAACGGTCGTAACATAATTGCTCGCAGATTATATTGTAACCGCCGAGCTTGAGGGGGATAGGCTGATTTATGAGCCCGGCGGGCAACAAGAACGTGCTCTGACCGCGGAGATAACGCTGAAATCGGACGTTTAAGACGGTCAGCTCTATGCACTGTTCATTTGTTACAATGTATATTTTTTAATACAATTTTAGATTGGTAGTGATTTATGCGCGTTCGTAAAGTGCTTTGGTTTTTGTAGTTTGCTGCGATTGCGAGGTGTTATTTGCAAGGAAATGTTGGTATTGGCAGCAATGAAAACACGAATAAGTCTGAAGATTGTTAAATGATTAACAAAGTACAGTGAGTGGAGTTTGTTAAACATTTAACAATGTTCAATGAAATGGTGCATTTTGAACAAAATATTACTATAAAGTGTTCAAAATTCTCCTGTTTTTATATATCCCTACTTCTTTTATTTTTTTCTTCTTTAATTTTATTTCCTCTTTACTTCTATATTATTATTACTATAAAAGAAAAATAAAAGAATATTAAAAAATATGACGTATAGTATGATTAAGTTTTTTAATCAAAATTATTGAGTTTGTTAATCACGCATTGTTGCCCACCGACCACTGAGTCCAGTGCATTGTACCTCGAACACTGACCACTGTGCTTTGAACATCGATTGTTGTGTTTTGTGCAGAGTTGCATTGCACATCGCACCTCGACCACCGATTTTAGTGCTTCGGGCATGGTTTGACGCACAACGCACGTGGCTTAGTGACCATCGCGCGCTGCACAGGGGGCAAAGTTCGTCGGGCAATAAACGAAAAAACGGCACCGCATTGGGCACCGTTCTTCGTATTGCTGTGTTGTTTTCATTTGTTCTTTGCTTTCTTGCCGCTCTTCGCCGGCTCTTCGGTGGTTTGTTCTTCGTTTTGCGACTCAAACGCTGCGGCCTCAGCCTCGAGTTTAGCGATTTCCGCACGTAATTTCTCGATTTTAGCCTTTTGAGCCAACTGTTCTTGATTCGCTACAAGCTTGTCAATCAGCTTTTCGAGCATTTCCGCCTCTTCATCGCTCACGAGACCTTCTTCAACGAGAGTTGCTTTCGCGTCTATCAGGCGTTTTGCAACGTTCTTTGCGCTCAGAGTCGATTTCACGGCACTCGAACCGTCGGAATTCGCACTACGGCCTGATTTTCTGCGCAACGCCTCTTCTTCGTCAACCTCTATAACACGGTCCGTCAAATCGCGACCAATATTATAGAATTTCGTAGGCCATTCCACTTTGCCTTTTAAGACAACGGAATAAGATTCATTGCTTTCTTTTTTCAAAGAACAGATTACGGACGCCTCTGCGTCTTTTGTTACTACAGCTTTGCGGCTTTCGCCATTGATTTCGATTACAAGTTTCGACATTTTCTTGTCCTCCAAGTTTTATTTTTGTATTATCTGATTTTTGATACAATTTTCGTTGAGACGTGATATGACGAGCAACGGGCATCGGGCTTAGTGCTGCGAGCGTGGGACATGGGCCCGCGACCAGTGCCGTGCGCTTCGGGACTTACGAGCGTAGTATTACGGGCTTAGTGCTGCGCGACCAGTGCTTCGCCCTTCGGGCAAAATAAAAAAATAAAAAAATACGACGGCCCTCTGTTCGAAGACCGCCGTACTTAGTGCTGCGAGCGTAGTGCCGCGAGTTTAGTGTTGCGCCGAAAGGCATAAAAAAAGGGAGGCATCAGCCCCCCAGTTTTTCAAGCTCAGCTTTCAGTTTTTCAATCTGGTCCTTTATGCGAGCTTGTGCAGCGGTTTGCTCAAGTCGTGCAGCTAAGTTTACGATGAAGTATACTTCTTCTTCTGTGACGCCTTCGATTGTCCTCAGAACTTCTGAGTCTTCCATAAGACGTCTTGAGATAGACGCAACACGAATCTTGTGCGGATTGTTGTCTGTGAGTTCTTTGCGAGTCGTTTTGCGAGCTTTGCAATCAACATCATTGGTTGTAATAACTCTGTCTTCGCCCAACGCGCCAATGTTATAGTACTTAGTAGGCCATTCGACTTTATCTTTCAGGACTACAGAGTAGGTTTCATTACCCTCTTTTTTAAGGGAACATACAACGGGCGCGCCCCCGTCGACTTCAACGACTGCTTTACGAGTAGTGGTGTTGACTTGGATTGTCATAGTTTTCATGGTTGATACCTCCAAAAATATAATATTTATTCTGTCGTTTCCGACATTTTCTGTTTTTTAATACAATTTTCGCCGTCAAGGCGTACACGCAAACGCATAATGCATACGACATACCACGTCGACTAGCGCTGTGCGCCTACCCGGTTGCAAAAAATAAAAAAAAAAAGCGGCCCCGAAGGGCCGCAATTTTCTTTATTCGCCGAAGCGAGAGGGTATTAACCCTCAAGCTTGGCATTGGCGATGTAAGCATCGATCTGATCGTCGCTGACGCGGAGCGCTTCAGGTTGCTTCGAGCTGATTTGCTTAGCGTACGCAGCGATTTGATCGTAGTCGTCAGCGGTGAGCGCTTTGATCGGAAGTACTTCACCGAACTCACTGATGTAGCAGTTGATGTCCCAACCTTTGAGCTCGAAGTGGTAGGCTTCTTCATAACACTCAGGATTGAGGTAGTAACCACATTTTTCAACGCCGACGCATCCGAACTTATCGGGAGCGGTATTGCAGTAAACCTGAGCGAGGCGAGCGAATCCATCATCGTCGTAGCCCGGAGCGTGGAAGCCGTTCAACTTGCAGACGAGCAGGAACGCGTTCAGACGGTTGTAATCAAGCAAGTCGCCAACCATGAAGCACAGGTCGTTCGGGTCGTAGCGGGACTCAGTACGGCCGTCGTAGGGGTAGCTGATGACGACTGCGAACGGTTCATCAATTAACGCAGCGGGGTCGAACTCGCGCGCAGCGTCCTTGCGGACGCATTGCTTGATGTCGGTTGCGATTTCGTCATCATCATCGAGGTCGTACAGGTAGTCGGCGCGGGCGATTCTGTAATCATCGAGGACAGCTTCGATATCGTCGTCGCTCACTCGGATGCTTTCGGGTTGCATTTCGTTGAACTTCGCAGCGTATTGGCGGACAACTGCGAGGTCGAAGTCGTTCAGCGGGATAATCGAGTAGGTATCGCCGAGGGTTGAGACGTATTCTACAGGACGCCAGCCGTTGAGGCGAACTTCAAGTTTTTCATTGACTTCGTCGTACTCACGGAGCTGTTGTACCGAGCCGATGCCGGTGAAGTTGCGATACTCAACAGTGTTGTAGTATACTTGAGCGAGACGAGCGAATCCTTCGATTCCGTTGTCCGGGGCTTCGAAGTGGTTTGCTTCGCAGAGGACGCAGTAGGCAGTGAGTTGTTCGAAGTTGACGTCGTCGCCGAACAGGAAGCCGTCGTAGCCGTTGCCTGCATAACCGATTGCCGAAGCGATGATGGAAGAGTTGAGTGCATTTGCGTTGAAGTTGATGGTGTTGTTGGTGATTTTTTTCATAGTTTTGTTCTCCTAATTAGTTTTTGTTGTTGTGAAAGTTTGGTGATGGGTTGCTACATTGACTCACGTCGTACTAACGACCATTTCCGGGGACTAACCACACACGGACCGATTACTGAGTCTACTAAATAATTATATATATTTATTAAATTTTATATTATTTATTTTTTAATACAATTTTTAATTTTTTATAATTTTTATATTTTTAATTTTTTATATTTTATTTTATTTTTAATAT